GACGGCGGCAGCGCCGACACTTACACGCTCTTCAGCTTCCTGCAGATTCTGAACCAGAATTTTTTGTACACCATTTATCAACCCCGGGTGCCGAATGACGTGGGGCTGTTTCGCATCTGGGAAACAGCGCTGCTTGATCGCGGCGTTGTCATCCAGAAAAATGCCGAAATTGAGCGATTTATCACGGAGAAGCACCGTGTAGCGGGACTCATGTTGAATGGGCAAATGTGCCGGTGCAGAAAGAACATCATTCTGGCCTGTCCGCCGCAAGAAGTGCAGCGCATTTTGAGCGCGCACGGGGAGCTGGGCGCAGCATTTGGGCCGGAGTTTGATCGTTTTCAGCAAGAAACACAGTATTTGCCCTATATTTCGGTGATTTTTCACTGGAGGTCCGTGCTTCCGGTTCCAAAAATATGGGGGTATCCGCGCACGTCCTGGGGTGTCGGCAACATTGTGCTGTCGGAATACATGGATTTCAACGACCCGCGGTCCAGGACGGTCATCTCTGCGGTCATAACCATGCCCGATGCCCCGTCGGAGCATCTGAATGCAACTGCGAACGACATTGGTGACAAAGCCGCCGTCATGGCCGAAGTGTTTAGACAGTTGAAGCAGATTTATCCGGACCTGCCAGCCCCCGATTACCAGTTTTTGACGCAGAGCGCGTATGATGCGACCCGTCGGGAGTGGATGCCGTTCAATCACGCCTTCATGACAACGACGCACGGCTACGTGCCGTGCCAGTCTGCATTGTATGACAATCTGTGCAATTGCGGGGTGCAAAATGGCAACAGCAGCTACAGCTTCACGTCCCTGGAATCCAGCGTGGCAAATGCGGTGCATCTGGCGACCGAACTGGAACCCGAATTGAGGGACTTGAATGTGACAAAAACGAGAGAAGCGGTGACAGTGCGGTCATGCGTTGCTGCAATCACGGCGATTGCATTCGTTGCTGCCATGTCCGCGATTGCTTTGAAGCGATCGCGCATTCGCAACCGCAAATAACAAGAAATAAATATGGCGGTGGCAATGATGCATATTTAATATTATCCTATTTCAATAATAGCATACTATAGCCGAATTGTAATTGTGCAATTGCACCTGTAAAACGCGAAACACATGTCACAACCTTCAGGCAATCAAAGCACCAGCGCATGCGGCGGAGTAGGGTATGTTCCGGATCCACCGCGCACGTGGTCGCGCGCGCAGGGGAACAACTGTCCCAATTGCGCCAGCAACTACGGGTATCACGTGTGCAGCCTGAGTCCCGGAAGGGTGTTCAGCACGTATGAACTGGACCAACGGCGCAAAGTGGAGATTCTGAAATACAAAAAAAACAGCGCGCAAATGTCCCGGGCGCAGCAGTACTCCATGGTGTCTCGCAACGCGCTCACGCGCAAGAAAGCGTGGGCCACACAGACGCAAACGTACACGAACCCGAACGTGGACAACCTGCCGGAAGTTCAGATTCCAATGAATGGCGTGATCAGAACAGTGGGGCTGCAGTGCAATCCAAGCAATGACCCGTGCGGTCTGACGAGCGGCTGCGACGTTCCAGGTCCCGTGATTCCGCTGTGCTTTGATCCCAGCGTGCCGTTGTACAATTACAAACCGCAAATCACGTATTCGGCCGGGGATAGCTATTACGTGTTTCCGCCCACACCCACACCCGCTGAACCTACTTGGCAAAACTATGGGAATAGTCAATTTGTCATGGGTGCTGTTTATCCTGATAGCAATGGTTTTATTTGGTGTGCTGACGCCAATTCAGGTGCTATAAGAGTTATGAACAATACTATGACCACTGTTTTATTTAATTTTTCGGTTTCAGGAGACGGGAATCAATTTGGCACTGGGTATTCAAGAGTTTATTGTTTTCTACAAATAGGAACTTCTATGTTCATAGGCGGAGGGTTTGATAGGATTACAGGGCAATCAGGACCAACGTCAACTAATCTAAACCCTTGTGTTTCCCGTTTTGACATTAGTGGGAATTACACAATTTCTCCTCTTTATTCTTCCACTTCAACTGCTTTTGGAGTGTATAATTATGCTGGAACGACTGTGGGAACAGGTGTTTATTGTATGGAAAATCTTAATGGTGATTTAATTTGTGGTGGGACTTTTCCTAATTTAAGTGATGGCACCAACTGTAATAATTTAGTGAAAATAGCTAACCCTACAGGTGCCACAGGAAGTCAAACATACACCGAACTCGGAGGGGGTGTTGGCGGAGGTAGCAATTATGGTGCTGTGAATTCTCTCCTTTGTTATAATTCCTCATCTACTTTGTTTGTGGGTGGGAATTTTACTTCGGTTGGGTTTAATACCACTCCTCAATCATTTCAGTATTTAGCGGTTTATAATGCGGGGAGTTGGAGTTCTGCAGCAAGTAATAGTTTGGGAGGTGGTGTTTCTTGTCTTTCAGGAACACCTTTTACTGCGGTGTCTTCTTTTCCTTATATATTTGTTAGTGGCAGTTTCACGATGGTCAGTGGAAGTAATAATACCTTGTATGTGGATGGAAGTTCCCCGAATACTTTTATTGGGACAGGATTGGGTTTAACATCCCCCCTTCCGAATAAATGTGCTTTTAATGATGGGTCAAACCTCTTGGTTAATGCTGTTAGTAGCAATGTTTATAACTCAATGACCAACGGAATTTGGACTTCATTGGGAACACCCTATTCTGCAGCGGATGCTTCCCCGAGATTTATTGGTGAATGGAATGGTAACTACAAAGCTGCGAGTGCCAATCAAACCTATATTAGAACATACCAATGAATGGGGTCTACCGCAAACCATGAAAAAATGGAAAAATATGAAAAATAATAGTATTTAGAATGTATATAAACACATTCCAAACAAAACAATTAAAAAATGAATATCTCTCGCCTGATTCCCTTTTTGCCGGTGTTGTTGCTGTTGCTTCCTGCGCCATCGGGTGCCGCACCACCCATGGTTCCATCCACGAATCAAACCCGTCTTAGCCCAAGTGATTTATGCCCGCTGGTGCAAATCGTGGAGCACGAGCTCTGCGACAAGGCCGCCCACACCGATTTGTGCGTGCTGCTGCACAATTACAACACGTCGTTTTGTTCTAAAAATGTTGAAGTGATCACGCATGCGCCCTTGAGCAATGCCGCCCTGTCCGTTCGCACATTGGAGCACGAGTTCCTCAACAACAACAAGGGCAATGACATGCGCAAGTTGTGTCCCATACTCAATTTCATTGACCAGGAGCTGTGCACATCATTGCATCATCATCCTCATGTGGATTTCCAGTTTTATCCCAAGCAGCTGTGCCCCCTTCTCAACATCACGTATGAGGAACTGTGTGCATGACCTCATTTTCTCAAACGCGGGTTGATGCAAATGGCCTGGGTCGGGAAAATGTCGCCGGACATGCAGGTGTCTTCTTCGCCCACCTTGATGCAACTGCGGAATCCGCGGTCTTCGCCAATGTAGCAGTACCCTGATTTGCCGGTGTGCTGTCGCTGCGTGCGACTGGTGGCGTCATCGGGTTGCGGCGACTCTTTTTTCGCATGCGACAGCGCCCGCTGCAATCCAGCATTGGAACTCATTTCTGATTGATCCATGTTTTGGCCTTGTTGTGGTTGTTGTTGTGGTTGATCCATGGTTTGGCCTTGTTGTTGTTGGTCCGAGCCTTGGCGTTGGCCGATGGTTTGTTGCAGCACGCCGATCCCGCTGCTGGCAGCTCCGGCGGCGATGTCCACAGCAGATTTGGTCCCTTGGGCAGCAACGTCCACGGTGGTTTGCGCGGTGTCGGTCGCAGCATATCCCAGGTATCGGGCAACTGCACGAAATGGCGCGCCAAATGTGTCGCCGAACCACGCGGTGATATCATCTAAATAAGTGAACACGTTGAAGCCAATGAGTGAAAGCAATAGAACAATCAGCACGCCGCGCACCAACAATGACGTGGTATAAGACGAAGACGAAGACGAATCCAATGACGACGACGAATTGGTGCCGGCGGCGCTATAATCCGGAAATGGTGCAGATGCAGATGAAGGGGCGAGTGGTGGGGCAGGATACGACATGTTTGTGTGTCTGTGTGTGTGTAGTTGTAAATTAAATTATTAAATTTAAAACCCAATTGATAATGCGGATAATATATTTTAAATGAAGATAAAAATATATTGTAATATCACATATATCACATCGCGTATCGCGTTCCATAATAAACCATGTATGCATATGGACGGATATTCCAAACCCAACTCCCAAATCAAAATCAAATGCCTCAATGCCAATGCGCGCGTGCAACAACAGCACCAATCGCAACAACAGCAATAACTGGCTCTGGGACGCTAGACCATGCGAATGATGGTGTTCATTGAATTTAGCTTGTCCATTTTTTCAATGGTTTTATCTAAATCCGATTTTGCACCACTGGACGACGACGACAAGTAATCCATTTTCGGTGCAATTTCGTTTTTTTTGACTTGTTTGTACACCGTGTCTATTTTTTTCACCACCGTTTCAATGGTGTCCTTGTTGGAAACCATTTCTTGCGTCATCGCGACGGGTTCCGTCAGCAAACAGATGGCAAAGTAAATCAAATACCGCCGCTTCTTCTTCACCCCGTCGGTGTAGCGCAGGCAATACAGTTTGATCAAACTTTGCACCAGTTTAGGGGTGAGTGGATCCGACATTTTTTTTGCTTGATCGGCAATGATTTCCCACACGATCCAAATGGGGTCCATTTGAAACTTGGATTCAACGGGCATGGTGCTGCGACGTTCGCCCGTGCATTTCTGTTTTTTAATTTTACAGATGTGATTGAATTCCATGATCCATTCCAGCCAGTAGGATGCCAGCAAACTGTTTTTGGAATCTTTAGAGATGTGATACGCAAATTCGTTGATGGCAATGAAGAGTTCTTTGGGGTCACCGGACAAGAATGCGGCGGACGCATACGACACGTTGGGCGCCTTTAGTTTGTCGGTCATGGCGGTGCTGTCAAAATCCGTTTTCGGGACCTTAATGCCCTCCAGGCTGTATTTTTTTTTGGAATTGCAGAGCACGCACATGATTTCGGCAAACAGGGACCGAATGCGGGGATTGTTGCGCATGCGCAGCTCGTTGCCGATGTAGCCGTTGGCCACAATGCCTTTGAATGCATCGTACCGCATGTCCAAATACAGGCACAGCTTCGGGTTTGCTAAATGAATGTGTTTGCTGAAAAACGTGATGATGATGTCCCACAATTCTTGGTAGTGTCCGGCGCACACAAATTCGGCAGTCCAATAGCAGACGGGCTCTATTTTCCCATTTTTTAGGCAGTTCAGTAATTCTTTGCGCACGTCCGGCTTTTTGTATTTTGAGAATGTGATGCCTTTGAATTCGGTTTCACTGCGAATGTCGTTGATTTCATTTTCATTCATTTAGAAAAAATAAATAACAATATAGCATATATTAATATTAACACATTAACATCATTATATTAACACATTAACATCATTGGAACATTGACCCAGCAAATGCAAATAACGAAGGCATTCAACGCCTTATGCAGCTCAATTGAACACAACGTGTGGTTTCGCGTGCTTCTGATTGCAGTGACTGTGCTGTTGCTGGTGTCTGCATACAATAAAATGCAGAGATACAAGGGTCCGATGCCGTATTCGGGGAAGGGATCCGGATTGGGGTCCGACTCGTTCATGGAATCTTTCATTCAGAACGGTGGCAGTGGAAGCAGCAGCAGCAACATCATTGTGAAAAAAGATGCCGACACCAAGGACGCATTTTATGCTGCGGTGCACGACCAGATTTTCAATCAAAAAGTGAACAATGCGTATGAGGTGGGCGCCATCATCAATAAATATCCGGACATATCAAACCAAACGGTTGCGCTGGACGTGGGTGCGGGCACGGGCTCCTACATGAGCGCCTTTATTCAAAATGGCATAACCAATATAACTGGCATTGAGTCATCGGCGGACATGATTGCGCAGGCGAAAAAGGCGCATCCCAGCCTCCGCATTGTGCGTGGCAATCCCACGGTGGTGTCCTCATTTAAACCGGACAGTTTCACGCTGGTGTCCATGCTGAATTTTGAGGTGTACCACATTCCCAACACGGAGCAGCTGTTTTCTAATATATATGCGTGGCTCAAACCGGGGGGATACTTTGTGCTGCATTTGGCGGACCCGAGCAAGTTGAATGCGGCAAGCATGCTGGCGTCGGCGTCGGCGTCGCCACCACCATCGTCGGCGGCGTCTCGTGAAAAAGCGCGCAGCGTTGTCAAATTCAATGACTTTGAATACACGTCGGACGTGCAAGTGTTCCCGAACGACATGGTGCAATACCGGGAAGTGTTCACGCACGACAAAACGGGCAAGGTGCGCAAATACATGCGCAATTTTAAAATGCCGCCTCCGCATGTGTTCATTGAGCTTGCCACGGGGGTCGGATTCAACATGCTTGGACAAATTGACCTTGTCAAAGCACACAAACAGCATCAATACTTCTACCTGTTCTACAAACCGGCAAACTGAATTCATTCATTCATTCCATTCATTCTATGCTCCACTAAATGCGGTGCACGGAATTTTACTGCTGCCGGCTAAACACACGACGGGGGCGCTGGGACCAGACCCGTGGAACCAGTTTCCACCCCGATGAACCCGCACCCGACGTGCGGTTCGCTTGCATCGTTTGCTTTTGCCCCCAGAGCGACGCTTATGTCTCTTATTTTTGGTTTTCATTTGTATATTATAAAATATATAAATAAATTAATACATTTCATTGGGCACAAGACATGCATGTTCATTTGGAGACGACCGCAAATGGAATCGCTTGCAACGGGTCAATGCCTGCAGGTGCATCGGTGAGGCAACCATTCTCAACTCTTTGAAAATTAAATCCGTGCACGACCAGAAGGGTTCCGTTGTTCATCCACGGGCACACGCTCTTGGCCTTGCAAAACTCGTTTTTCACCACATAATCCAATTCAGTGTTGGCGACGCTTTGAATCATCGGCGTGGAATCAGCGGGGCCAGCCAAAGAGCACATGGGATTGTTGGATCCGCAACACGGCGCATTTTTGCCGGGCGTGTTTTGCAGCACGCCGGATTTCCATTCGCGGGTTGTGGCCAGCCATGCAATGATGGGACCTGGTTTTCCATTGTTGTTCGTGTGAATGTGTATCGCCGACACGCCGGTTAAATCCCCGAATTTGGCATGAATGCGCATGCGCATGGAATTATCCATGGTGTAGCTCACCGTGACATATTTGGATTTGGCAACGTACTGTTTGGATGCGTTCCCGCGGCGCTTAGTCCGTTTGCCTCGTTTGCCTCGTTTGACTTTTACGGTAGTTTTCATTTTATATATTATAAAATATATAAATAAATTAATACATTTCATTGGGTGGGCACAAGACATGCGTTCATTTGGAGTTGGCCGAAAATGGAATCGCCTGCAACACGTCAATGCCCGCGGGTGCATCAGTGAGGCACCCGGTTTCAACCCGTTGAAAATTCATTCCGTGTATGACTAACATGGTTCCGTTGTTAATCCACGGGCAAGCAGCAGAGGCCTTGCAAAACTCGTTTTTCACGTAAAAATTCATTTCGGTGTTGGCAACACTTTGAACCTGCGGTGTGGAAGCCGGGCCTGCCAAAGAACACATGGGATTGTTGGATCCGCAACAGGGCGCATTCTTGCCGGGCGTGTTTTGCAGCACGCCGGCTTTCCACTCGCTCGTTGTGGCCAGCCATGCAATGATGGCTCCCGGTTTTCCATTGTCATTGGTGTGAATGTGCACCGCGGACACGCCGGTTAAATCCCCGAATTTGGCATGAATGCGTATGGCATCCGACACCGATGATTCAACTTTGTAGCTGACAGTGGCATACTTGGATTTTGCTACATATTTATTGGACTGCGTTGCAAAGGGTTCAACAATCCCGCATCTGCCGCACGTGCAAGGGCATGCGGGATTGTTGCACCCATTTCCGGAGCATCCACAGCCGCATTTGGGTTTGGCGCGCAAAATGTACGCGATTGCAACAAAAATTATGGCCACTCCCACGGCGGCAACCACTGCGTTCAATGGGTTGTGAACCAATCCTCTAAATTTTAATTTCATGTAATGTTTGTACATAATGCAAATAATTAAATAAGTTGTTTAATTATTGCAATCGCAAATCACTAATCAATCACTGCTAACGCACGTACTTTCCGGCACGGGCAAACGAATCCACAATGAAAATGATGAATACGCCTAAAAAGCAATACAGCACCAATTCCTCAGTCACGTGACCTGTTTTTTCATCATGCTGGGTTTCAAGTAGAGATATGATGTGGTCCAGTTTTTCCAACAGAATGTCCTTGCTTGCTCCAGCTGCCGTCAAATCGTCGGACGCTTGAAACACGGATTGAATGTAGGGTTGATTGGATTTGGCTAAAGAACCTGAAGCGGATGCGGATCCGGAGGAGAAGGCTTCTTTGGCAGGGGCTGGGTTCCATTTCGCATTCAATTCGGATCCATTTGCGCCCGCAAATCGGCTCCGATTCGGCACTGGTTCCGTTTGAAACTGTCGCTGCATTGAATCCGAGGAGGATGGAGCAAGTGGAACATAATTGTTGTCGGAATCGTCATCCTCCGAATCGCTGCCATTGCCCTCCTCATAACTGTGAATGTTTTTAATGAGTTCCTGCACGTATGTGTGCGGCGGTTGCGGTTGCTGCTGTTGCGGTTGCGGTTGCTGTTGGAACACTGGTTGCTGCCCTTTGGAACGTAACGTCCGATGGTTTGTCCTTAATATTCGTTTTTGTTGAGTCGGTTTTGTTGCGCCTGGTTTTGGCGTTGATTGTGTTGCACCTTTTTGATTTTCATTTTCGTCGCCATAATTTGAATATTGCAAATATCCAGACATCTCCTAATAAAACGGTATATAATATTTTGTTTTTGTTTATCTCATTGTTTGTTGGTCTGGGCTTAAATAAAAAATAATTGTACATTGTATACACACCACATCACTTCCTAAACAGAATTTGCATAGGATTGCATTTAAATAAAAAATAAAAACAAAAACAATGAATGCAATAATTTGTCCCAAACACTTGTGGTATGTGTGTCTTGCATTTGTGGTTGCGTTTGCATGCATGCATCACATGAGAAACAGTGTTTTAGGCAAACTCATCATGGTGGCAGGTGTCATTGCAATGACGATGTGTCATCGCATCGCGGGAATAGTTGCTTTAATATTCGTCATCGCCCTGCTAAATCGGAGCGCAATGGAAGGATTTGCATTGGATGACACACCTGCAACCACAACTGCGACAACTAGTCCGACAGCTCCACCAACTGCCGCTCCTGCCCTTACTCCCATTCAATTTAGGCAACAATATTGCACCAGGGGGGTCACAGACCCCATTTCCCCTCCTGAAAAATTCAGCTACATTTTGAGTCCAACTTTGTTCACTGACAACAAAGGAAAACCAGAAGCCAACAGTGACTTTTTAAATGTGGCGCAAAAAATAAACTTTGCATCTATGAACAAATGCACCCCTGAAACCCCTGGGTCAACCAATTTTGCCACAGTTCAAAACATGTGCGATCCGAATTGCAATTGGGACATGAAGCCTGCAACAACCACGGCCACGGCCACGGCCACGGCTTCTAGTGTTCCAACTGCAACCAATCCAACCCCAACCAGTGAAGGGTTTACTACCATGTCCATGTTTCGCCCACACGTTCGCCGTGGCAAAAAAATGATATCAAATAGCATAGAACAGTTTAGGTCAGCTGCGAATCGCATTCAACGAAAATTGTTCGCAAATTAATTTATTTTTTATTTTGTGACAGTTATATTAATACAATAATTGACATAACATCATCATCTTGAAATGTTTGACATCATCACTGGATGGTTTAATTATGTGGTTTATCGCCTTAACAACAGCCTGTTTTTTGCGGGCATCATCATGCTCATGCTCAACATTGGATCGCGCTACATTGAACTTAAGTTGGATCCGTCCACCGAAAATTTTTTAAAAACGGCATTGACCAAAGAGCTGTTGGTGTTTTCGGTGTGCTGGATGGGCACCCGTGATTTGATTTTGGCCCTCATTCTGACCGCCGTGTTCGTGGTTTTAGCAGACTACGGGCTGAATGCCAACAGCCGTTACTGCATCATGCCTCAAAAGTATCGTGCAATGGCGGAGTCGGTCGCCACGAGCGCCGGCGGAGCCAGTGGAACCGGAAGTAGTTCAACGGTCACGCCCACCAGCGGTGCCATCGGCGGCGCATCCAAGGCTGGGCACGGCCCGGCCAACGTCGTCACCGACAAAGAAATCAGCGATGCCATGGACGTGCTTGAACGCGCCAAAAAACAGCGCGAAACAATGAAGCACAATAATTATTTAACCGCATTCCGATCTGCCAAGTATTCATAGGCAACATTAAATTTCAATATTAAAATATAAATATACTTTAATATCATTCAAATATTGGTCGTATTGTTTGTGTTTGTGTTTGAAACAAAAAATACACAATATTCCGCATGAATTCAAATTTATTTGGAAATGGGAATGACGACGACAATGATGCAAATCAATATTCCAGATTCATAAAAAAGGAAACATACGATCCGTTAATGATAACGTTCAGTGCAGTGACGGCGGGAATTACAAAAAAACCGACGGGCAATGCAAATCATCAAGAACAAGAACAAAGCACTTCCATCAATGTTTTGACCAAAACAATGGTGGCATCTTCGCCGCGTGATTCGGATGCACAGCGACAATACGCGCAAACACAATCGCAGAATGGGTCTGGTTCTGGTTCTTGCGATTTGGTGTATGTTCCCACATCATTCGTGATTGAAAAGGACACATTGAATGCATTTTACGAATTCAAAAAAATGAAAAATGACGGGACTGGGACTGCGGCTGCCAGCGTGTTCATGCAGCGGAACATGTTTGAACAATTTGTGAAATTTGTTAACAAAAATGCACATGCGCGCGAACTCGCGCTAATAGAACAATCCTATAATGCGGCGATCAAACGGTTTCCCGGCCTGATTGTTGGCATGAGTTCTGTGCAGAATTTTACTAATTTAAATGCACCCATTCCAGTAAATATGAATGAACGGTTTACTATTTTGTACACCACTCCCACCGACCCCGAATTGATGTTTCTTCCTCTTGCATCCGACTTTGCTGACACTGGTAAATTTCATACAGAAATCGCCCAAAAGGCATTAACGTATTTCTGCAATTATTTTCAGTATTTATACATGAAAAGCGTGCCCATTGGCTCAGCAGCACCAACACTATGTTCAGTCGGACGCATTCCAACGTATCTTCCCGCATTGAATTCAAATATTGGAAATGGAACGGCCACCAATGTTCATTTTAAAGATGTGGATGCTACTGTTGATGCTAGTGCCATTTACGCAAAACCATCGTACAACGTGGAAATAATAACGGATTTTTTGAGAGGAATTATAACCGGAATTGATTTGCCAAATCGCGCCCAACTCACGAATGCAGACAAATTGAAGGTGATACGGGATAAAACACAGCTGTACACGTTCCGATCCACTGCAGATTATAGCATGAATTACGATGCGATGCTGAAACGTCTCTATTACAAATACCCGTGCCATTTGACACCGTCGGCAACCGTTTCAAAGGATGCACAGGACAAAATTGCTGCTGCTTCAAGTCAAACAGGACCATATGATTTTAATCATTTTTTGAGCCGAGCCATCAATGCACCGGAGTGCGATAAAACCAAATCGCACTTCATCATTTGCGCGGTGGCAATTGCAACAAGAGAATTCATTTTATACAATGAGTTGAATAACATTGTGTACGATGTTTCGCGTGGTTCAATTTCATTTGATTTGATGATAGCTAGTAATATTTATTTTCCATTGATTGGTGCGGCAAGCGCCGCGGGAGATGCGGTGCACGCCGCTGCCAAACTGGCAATCACGAAACTCACCATGGCGAATGCCAGGGCAGATCCCTCCGTCAAATTCGCTGCAATGAAGACGGCAATGGATTTGGAAATAGACAACTTTGCGGCGTTCATGTATGATAATGACACCTTATTGTCTTTGTTGAAATACAGCGATCAGGCGCAGACGGTCAATGATGTGAAACCCGAAAATTTGCTCCCGAAGGCCGACTATTTGAAAACGCTTTATGAAACGCAACCAACGCAATCAACGCAACCAACGCAATCGCACGATGAAGCGCTCTATGCCATTTGCGGACCCGTGTATTTTGATTACACGTGGATTTTCAAGCAGAATCCGGCACTAATACAACACATTTTGGGAGTGGAACCCGTGCCCGATTCTGCATCAAAATCCAATCAATGGACCACGAGAGATCAATGGACCACGAGAGAGGATCCATTGACCGAAAACAAGCATTACGTTAATTATGGCCCGCAAAAAGATCCGAATTATCCCAAAATGCGGTTTGACACGAATCCGGATAGGAACCCTCTTCCTGGGAATGTCACTGAATTTTACGTGTCTCCGGCTCAAGCGATGGCCGAAATTGCTGCTTTTCCTGCAAATGCTACTGCTGCAGCTCAGGTTACTGCTGCTGCTGCCAATGCCAATCCTATTGAGTTTGGAGAGTGGAACACACTCACTCAGGCGTCTGCTACCTTTGCTTCTGCTCCTTTTTCTGCTGCCGCTGCTGCTGTTATTGCTGCACCGTGGACCACTCCAGGGTATTACCGATATGAATTGAATCGTGCGGTAAAAACTCTCACAAAACCACCACAAAGCATAACCAACCGATTTACGCAACTTATGCGTCCGGTGGACAACGGGGGTCAGGATTACACTGAACCGAATCTACCTACGGCATATCCCCCGCCGTTGTCATTTGTAACTCCTGAAATGCGCGGACCATCCAACTCGTTCATGATTCATGCCTGTACACCAGACCTGAGTTCTGAAAGCAGTCCGTCGTATGCAAAATTTATGTCCACTGGATCCAATGGAAAACCCTCTATAAACAAAAGCGCATACATGGATCACATGTACAAAATGATGCAGCTCATATTTAAAACTGCCATATTGAATGCAAAGAACAACACTGCGTCCAGTTCCAGTTCATCCAGGTATGATCCTTATGGTTCCGGTGCCTACGGTGCTTACGGTTCCGGTGCCTACGGTGCTTACGGTTCCGGTGCTTACGGTTCCAAGAAAATTTGCATCAAAATAATGGCAATTGGTTACAATGGTGCAGGCAGAAACATGAAAGCAGTCACAGACCCTGCGGATAAAATATTTGCGGGAGACGCATTTTTTAATGCGGTAAGAGACTACAGCATGCTGTTTGAATCGCAAAATGTGCACGTGACCGTGTATTACAACCCCGACAGTCAGTCGGAAATCAAACAGAGGTATGATGAATACACGAGCCAACGCGAGTCGGTTTTGCTGCGCAGCAAAGCGATTGCAACCACAACTGCATCCACATCCATGGATGCGACAATTAAACTGAAACTTAATCCCATGGATGATTTCTTCACGCTAAAATATCCTGGATCTGGATCTAGCCAATTAAAGGGGGGCGACCTGTTGTATTTTGTAGATTATTGCAGCACTCCGCGCGCATTCATTGGAAATTGCGGCGAATGGCCAGAAAACATTGAAGACATTATGGATCAAGCAATCAAGGTTCCACCTTCAACCCAGCCGTTGCTGACATCTCTTAATGCAGCATTTGCCCACATTCAAAAATTGTATGAACAGCGCAACATAAATAACAAACTTAGAGTTATTTCAACCAGTTTAAATAATTGGAATGGCGTTGAGCCCAAACAATTGGTGGATGGATACACCGCATTGAGAAACCAATTTTTAGAATACAATGCGAATGATGAAATATCAAAAGCATACAATGCGGCCAGTAAACCAAGAAATATCAACGTTAGTTGGTGGAACCACAACCCCAAAATCGTAGTTCCATGCAATGCATATATGAGTTCATTTGATGAACATGTGATGATTTTGCACAATTTATTGACAGGTTGGATTCCAGCAGCACAGTTCGCAGAACCTAGTTCAAAGACCGGTACACCTGCAAATGCAACTAAAAATTATGGGCCCTACATCACTGTGCAACTTGCAAAAACATCCAACACATTTGAAAATGCGGTGTATGTTTGCACACAGGCCAAAAAAATCCTCACACTGTTGTCAAAAATGGGGTCGGATGGCATCCAGATAAAAAGTGAAGATCAACAGTTGGTCGCTAATGCGCTTAATGAGTTCGCCACAGTGGACATGTCTTGGTCCATGGACGCCAAATTCACGTCAGCCGTGGGGGAGGGTGCGTTCATCCCGAATTCAAGCGCGCTGCACAATCCGTTCATATGCACCAAACTGCTGGATCCAAAAGAATGGAAATTCGTGGATTTTGAAGAAATCGCGGTGCTCGCGGTAACTGGCGCCACAAACCCGTTGCCTCCTAAACTGAAACCAATTGTGGACAACAAGATCAAGGGATTGTTGGGTTATGGGTCTGGATACAATTCCACTAGGCAAGATGGGTCTGATCATAGTTCAAGCGTCGTCATGATTTCAAAACAACCAAATGTGGACTGGTTGAAGCAAAATGTGGAGGTTATTTTGGAAAATTTGTTGCGCAAAAATGCCCCGATTCAATATGACGGAAAAAAAATGTTGTTAAATAATTACTCATGGCCTGCCAAGCAGCTGTATTACAAAATGCGAAATGACAGGATGCAAACACCACAACACTCATCATCATACAATAGATTCGGATCAAACGGATCCCCGAATTTTGCGGAATTAATGGGTCTCACACAAACTAGTGGAAAATGCGTTGCGTTCCCGCTGTTTGTGATTAAACTCATGTTTTACCTATTTGAAGGCAATGTGTCGGATCTCACGGGAATGAACTCGGCGCGTCTCTCGTGCGCGCTGGATGGAAACATGTTTAAAACCAATGTGCAACTATTATGGGAACAAATGATGAAAAACATGCAAGCGCATCAACAAAATTTCACAATGACGAATCTTTTAAACCGATTGGGTGTGACTGCTGACAAACAAATGTACAACTACACTGCGTATTTTGACGACGATAGTGGTCCTCCTCCTCCTCCTCCTCCTTCTCCTACTTCTCCTACTTCTCCTTCTCCTACTTCTCCTACTTCTCCTTCTCCTTCTCCTTCTCCTCCTTCTAAACCACTTCACTCTGCAACCATTTTAATAACTTACACAAATGCAGCCACCAACCCCACGCTCAACACCACCAATTCTTCCAAATTAAAACAGATAAATGACCAAATTTCGGACAATGTGTTGGCCACAACTCCCACTTTGTACAATTCACCAAAATATGATTCTGCAAGCCCGTTGCCCCCAATTCCAGTAAATGGGGTTTACAATTCAATTCGCTCTTTGGCAAAAATTTCAGAAATATTCAATGAGGTTGAAATGCATGGTGTTGCTGGCGTCCCGGTTGATGATGCACACATGCAACCGGCGCTTGAAAAAATTGCACCTGGCTACATTCCACAATCAATCACAGCGGGAAATGCGTGCGTCGGATGGAATGCGGCCAATCAACGTGAAAGCACCATGTTATACTTAAGCACGAATGCGGTCATGTCCAATGGACTTGTGCAAGATGCAACCAGCGAATTGTTGTCGTTGAAGCCCGGTGATAAAATACTGATTTCAACGAACACAGGTGCATTGACTGCGACCAATGCTTGGGCTAGGGCCAGGCTTGCCGGAGCTCGTGATACTATGAAAGATGGGTTTGCTACTACGACAGCTGGGCTTGCTAAAGCTCGTGATGCCACGTTTGCTACTACGACAGCTGGGCTTGCTAAAGCTCGTGATGCTACGAAAGCTGGGTTTGCTACTACGAAAGCTGGGCTTGCTAAAGCTCGTAATGCTACGAGAGCTAAATTAGGGGTGATTTCTGATAAATTGTCTAATGTCGGAGATGCTCTTAAAAAAAAAGTGAGAAGAGGTCGTCCCGTTGATGATTCAAACACTGAAATGACGGATCTATTATTGGGTGATGACTCACGCAGTTTAGATGGTGCATCAAATCGTCTAAGTGATGACGCATCATTGAGGCCACCAGTATTCCGTGCTGCATCAGAATTAAGTGATGCATCAGCTGGTCTGCGCGCACGTGCAAGCGAACTTTTGCGTGGGTTAAATAGAAGATCCGCCCCTGCTACCAATAGAACTGTCAGAGCTAGACGATTATTGGATAATGATACGGATGATGATGATCTGGGTGGTGGCGGTGGACAACGCGGCGGTGGACAACGCGGCGGTGCCAAGGGTGCAGATCCAGTAGAAGCTCCTGTTCCCCGATTCCGCTTTGAACAAACTCAAATGTGGACAGTGACTGACGCGCCTTCCATCAATCCAAAATTTCCCAATGTTGTGAATGTGTCGGTGTCGTTTTCCAAACATGGATTGTACAATGCAATAAATACAAATTATGACAATATTGACAATGGCACGCAATTGACAGTGGAATTGCAACGGTTTAGACAGGACGATGACACAGTTGTGCCTTTTTCGGTTGCTGCTCCTCCCACTGCTGCTCTTGCCATTTTTGCCAAGGCAGAAGAAGCGAAAAAAGCGGCTGCGGCAAAAGCGGCAGCTGAAGCGGCAGCTGAAGCGGCAGCTGAAGCATTAAAAAAGGCGGCTGAAGAAGCAGACCGAGTAAGTTTAGAAGCAGAACGAGTGAGATTAGAAGCAGAACGAGTGAGATTAGAAGCAGAAGCAGCAGAAGCAGCGGCAGCAGAAGCAAGACAACGCCAAAAAGCAGTGAGACTTGCAGCAGAACGAGAAGCAAAAGCAGCAGCAGAACGACTAAGATTAGAAGCAAAACAATTAGAAAACGACGAGATTAATAGACTAGGAGAAGAAAGAAGAAAAAATGCAGAAGCAGCAATACAAGCCAACTTGGCTGCCAGATTAAAAGAAGCAGAACGATTAGAAGCAGAACGATTAAAAGAAGTAGAACGATTAAAAGCAGTTGCTGATGCTGCTGCTGCTGCAAAGAAATTAGCTGCTGCTGCTGCTGCTGTTAATCAATTTGACCCAAATGCGACTGAAATATTGAACATTGATTTCAATGTAATTACCGCGACTAATGGGATTTCAATTCCGTTCAAAAATAATGTGAAGAATGATTCAATATATTTCGGCTATGCACGTAGCAGTGTTCCAATTGTTTGTCCCCCAAACAAGCAATGGTGCATAACATGTGCTAGTAGTAATTCTAATGTTACATTCCAGGTGGGAATTGTCACTGGCACATTTGATCTCAATAATAATTTACTCACGAATCAAACTAATATGTGGTTTTTTACTAACACCTCGGATTTTGAGTTTTCCGGTAAAGACATTCTAAAACTCACATTTTACTTAACACCATCCAAACAACAATTTTTATTTTGTAGCATAGTCAATGACCCTAGCGACCGAATTCGTTGTATTCGTTTGCCTGCACATGACCAATCAGTTATGTATTACCCTTTCGTGGGTGTTCGGACTGGTCAGAATTATGGCGTGCCAACGACATCATGCAATGCAACTCCAATCACATCACAAATGCTGCAACTTGCTTCTATTGGTCATGTTCCTGCTCCTGCTCCTCCTCCTGCTCCTCCTCCTGCTCCTCCTCCTGCTCCTCCTCCTGCTCCTCCTCCTGTTCCTCCTCCTGTTCCAACGCCTACGCCAACACCTACGCCAACGCCTGCTCCTGTTCCTCCTCATGTTCCTCTTGGTACTCCTGCCGGGCCTGCTGTTCCTCCTCCTGCTCCTAATCTTCATCCTGCTCCTAGTCCTGCTCCTGGTCCTGCTCCTGTCACTTCATCTCACCAGTTGATATTTACGTTCACACGATCAAATGGAGCAACATTCAATTCCAACAACACACTCGTGTCAGGTTCTAGTGGTTCAAACTTTGCGTGCACCGATGTTCATGTTAAGCCACAATATTATTGGTGTGTAAAATTCACAGACAATCAATCTGGTTTTCCATCAAGGATTGGGGTTATTAGCAATAGTTTTAATATTTCAAATATTGCTGCTCAATCCAACGACACAAATATCTGGAGGTTTCAGAATAAAGTGACCGCAAATATTCCATCATTTGTGTATCCACCTGACGTTGGAAAGGGATTTGCTTTTAACAGTGGAGACACTCTAACGCTAATGCTTTTACAAAATGGAAGCAAACAAAAACAAGTGTTATTTTGCAAAAACATGAATTCATCAAAAGCATATGATGGTTACATTGTTTTGCCAGCAAATGTCACATTTTATCCGTATGTGGGTGTTGAGTTAAATCAGTCATATGAAATAATACAACAATGTCAACCGCCATCACCGCAAATCACTCCAGGTATGGTTGATACCGTGATTGCCGAACTTGAACTGGATAAGGCACAAGCCAAAACAGAACAACTAAGATTAAAAGCGGCAGCGGACCAAGAAAGATTAAAAGCAGAAGCGGACCAAGCAGCAGAAGCAGCAGCAGCAGCGGCTGCACAATTAAAATTAGTTTCAAAAAACATAGTTCATGTCGCGCCCATAAATGTTGTGTTCCATGAATTGGATTATATATTCATTAAACACACTCCTGGAATTTCTATTGCTGGCGGAAATAAAGTCACATATGGCAATGTTGATACTGATACATATGGACTTGCATTCGGCAATACCACACTCAATCGCAGCCTAAATAATTATTGGTGCATAAATTGCAGCAGCAATAATACCAATACCAGGATAAAAATAAAGATTGGGGTTATTAGCAGTAATTTTAATTTTGCTGACCCAAACAACCAAGACAACCTCAATTGCATGTGGTTGTTTAAAGAAGGATTAAATTTTGCGAGTGGAGACACTCTAATGCTAATGTTTTTGTGCAATGGAGCCGACCAAGTGTTATTTTGCAAAAAAATTGGTTCATCTAAATCATATGATGGTTACATTGTTTTGCCAAAAAATTCAGTTCTTGAATTTTTCCCTTCAGTTGGTGTTGGTCTGGGTCAGACATGCAAAATAACAAAATGTACCCCCCCGAACATCCTGCTAAGCGATATAACCGGCATGATTAATACTGCGATTGCCGATGATGATCAAAAGAAAAAAACGGCAGCAGAAAAATTAAAAGCAGCGCAAGCAGGATTAAAAGCAGCGCAAGCAGGATTAAAAGCAGTAGCACTACCAGCAGCAGCGGCAGAACAAGTCAAAGCAGCGACAGTTTCACGCTTTGAATTTACGTTTAAGGCATTAACTCCTGACACACAAATTTCTTATACTGGAATTATTGCATTTACTGGTCTGCCCATTGATTATGGAATTGCACAGAGTGAGCGTGTCATTCCATCAAATGAAAATGTTTATTGGTGCATGTATTACACCGACAATGGCCAATCTGGTCAACCACAAGCAAGAATCGGGGTTACCAGCAATTTATATGTTGCCAATGCTTCAAACGAAATCAAATGGGGCAACATGTGGTTTTTTAAGAATGCAACCACCGCAAATCCCGCCGACTTGGTGTATTTCCCACCCCGTGGTGTTGGAGGAAAGGGAGTTGCTTTTAATAGTGGAGACACCCTAATGCTAATGCTTTTGCACGATGGCGATAAACGAGTGTTATTTTGCAAAAATATAAGATCACACCAGAAATATGACGGTTACATTGTGTTGCCGCCCATTGTTGAAGGGCCCACTAATAAAACATTCTTCCCTTCAGTTGGTGTTTCTGTAGGTCAGACATGCCAAATAATGCTGTGCACCTCCCCGCCCATCCTGTCAGGTGATATACCCGATATGGTGAATGCTGCGATTGCCGATGCAGCAGCAGCAGCAGAAGCAGCAGAAGCTGCCAAGGCAGCAAAAGCCAAAGCGGCTGCGGAAGCAAAGGCGGCAGCAGAAGCAAAGGCGGCTGCAGAAGCCAAAGCAGCAGCGGAAGCCAAAGCAGCAGCGGAAGCCAAAGCAGCAGCGGAAGCCAAAGCGGCTGCAGAAGCCAAAGCGGCAGCGGAAGCCAAAGCAGCAGCGGAAGCCAAAGCGGCAGCTGAAGCAAAAACGGCAGCAGAAGCAAAGGCGGCAGCTGAAGCCAAAGCAGCAGCGGAAGCAAAGGCGGCAACGGAAGCCAAAGCGGCAGCTGAAGCAAAAACGGCAGCGGAAGCCAAAGCAGCAGCGGAAGCCAAAGCGGCAGCTGAAGCAAAAACGGCAGCAGAAGCAAAGGCGGCAGCTGAAGCCAAAGCAGCAGCGGAAGCCAAAGCGGCTGCGGAAGCAAAGGCGGCAGCTGAAGCAAAAACGGCAGCAGAAGCAAAGGCGGCAGCGGAAGCCAAAGCAGCAGCGGAAGCAAAGGCAGCAACGGAAGCCAAAGCGGCAGCGGAAGCCAAAGCGGCAGCTGAAGCCAAAGCGGCAGCGGAAGCCAAAGCAGCAGCGGAAGCAAAGGCGGCAGCAGAAGCAAAGGCGGCAGCAGAAGCAAAGGCGGCAACGGAAGCCAAAGCGGCAGCAGAAGCAAAGGCGGCAACGGAAGCCAAAGCGGCAGCGGAAGCCAAAGCAGCAGCGGAAGCAAAGGCGGCAGCAGAAGCCAAAGCGGCTGCAGAAGCACAGGCGGCAGCTGAAGCAAAAGCAAATGCGGCACTAAAACCAAAAGCAAATGCGCCACTAGAATCAAAAGCAAATGCACCACTAGGATCAGAAGCAAACGCGGCAGCTATAAATACATTATCTGAAGCAGCAAAAACATTGGGAAATGCAGCAGCAGAAGTAAATGCAGCAGCAGAAGTAAATGCAGCAGCAGAAGCAAGTGCGGTTTCTGACCAGTTTTCGCATGAAAACCAAGCAATTGGTGTAGCCATGGTCGCGCAAAAAGCTGCTATTGCAAACCCAGGCGATGCGGAAGCAAAAATGAAAGCGGCTGCTGAACTCAAAGCTGCGACTGACCAAATATGCGAAGACTTACAAACTACGAATCACGTGTTTATGTTTAAGCCAAGTGAACACGACCAAGCACAAAATGTTGAGTTTGATGTGAATGATCCAACGCAGGTGCAGGGCTCTATTAGAGTAAACCCAAAAAACCCCGCGTGGATCCGTGCCATTCCAGGAATACCATTGGAATGCAATGAACAAGAAAAATTCATGGTTCAATGGGATGTATCGCTGACGGCCGGTAGTGACGTTGGTTTTGGCCTAGGAGTCATTGGTAATATTGATAAAAAATGGTATTTCACAAACACCGAAAGTTATAATGATAGACGTGTATCTGAATCATTTGTCAATTTTTTTAATTCGGGAGATGTTGTGCGCGTCAGTCTTGAACGGCAAAAAAACCAATGCACATTGACCGCAACAAACCTTACCATGCATAAAAGGGACCCCGATACAGCATTCAAGCACACGTTGGAATTCGCATGTCCTGATCTTCTTTGTCCGGTTGTTTGCATAAGCGATGCATCTCAAATTTACAAAATGCAATCGGTTGCCCAAACAACTCTTCTACAATCCGACCTATTAACCCCCAGTTTGGGCGCCTCGGTTGACACAACTGAAGAAGATGAATGGGAAAAAACGAGCAAAAACTTCCAAGTGCCGCGATCAATTAAACAACCAGAGTTAACTTGGAAAAATTTGGGATGGTGGACTTCTTCCTTGTCTTCCTTGTCTTCCTTGTTTACCGGTGGTGGAAAATCCAAAATGACACGCAAACGTCAATTAAGATTGAAAAAAGGGTGCAACACAACGTATCATAAATTCAAACGCGCAAACATGAAAACTACCCGGATGCGCAAGAAATTTCATGCTCATAAAAAAATAAGGATGACTCTCAAAAATAAAAACAAATAGTAACACCAATTTGGATAAATAATATTAATAATGTGTATAACCCACATAATTAATTAATATAAAAAAATAAATTAAATCAAATGGCTTGCAATCTCCCTGCATGCACCGAAAAAAGCACTCATCCCTCCTCCAACACGCAGCCCATTGTGATAGGTGCCATCGTGGGACTTGGACTGTTGTATTATTATTTCATGCCTCATTCCAAACGCAAATGAACATTAACCATGAACCCGCAGTTATTAATTAGCCCAAACATTCAATGAATTGTTTCATGCGCACAAAAATGGTTTTAATCAGGGTGCCAACTGCCTTGTCAACAAACGACGGGATTGAAATCGCATCGTCCGGTTTGGACAATTGCAGTTTGAATTTATAATGAAACTGAATTGTGTGTCCGTCTGGTTGCACGTGAATGGTGATGTTGGAATTGTCGGAATCAATTTGTTCTGCGCGTTTACGCACGAAGGACCTCAATGAAGAGTTGTCCGTTTTAGCAACGTTTGTGCTCATCATGCGAATGACCTGAATCTGTCCTTGTTCGTTTTCTCCTTGATTTAGCAAATGCGGCATGACTGTGTAAACGTGCGTGTATCTTTCGCCCAGCCCCATGATGCTCTTGAAAACAAACATGAGTTCCGCGCGCGATGGATCGGCGGGATCCGGATACGTGATGTGATACGACTCAAATATGTCCTTGTTTAATTCATACATCATCTTGTAAATATCAAATGTGAGCAGCGCATCAATCCGTATTTTGGGATTGTGCGCTTTGAATTCAACCACATTCATGTGATTGGCCTTATCGCGGCTCAACCACACGTTGTCTTTGTCACACGTCATTGAAAGGTTTTCCGTTGTCGTCGTCATTGCTAAATACAAATATGATTCCAACTATATTTATATTGTTTCTGTTATAAAAATGCATGCACATTTACGAATTGCATCATCTCCTTTTCGTTGCGTTTTTTTTGCGATGAGTTGTTTTACGGTTTCTTCGTCGTTTTTTTAGTGATTTCTTACCTTTTTTTCCGCCGCCATCAAAATTTACATTGAGATTGCCATTCATGCATTGATCTAATCCATTCGCAAAAAAAATAACCCAATCATTTACAGTCCGCTGGCGATTAAAATCACCCTCATATAATTCGTTGCCATTAGCTGCGGTATTGTGTCGCCCCTCGTAGGTTAATTGATATCTACAACGGTTTCTCCTGTTAAAAATATGATAATGAGTATTGTTGCGCGCCCCATCTAGGGTGGCGTACTCAAAAAAAGCGTCATCATTACGCGAACGAACACGATATACTGGTGGCTGGCCATTTCTAAAGTGTGATTCTTCCCATGCAGTTCCAACCTCACCTATAATATATATTTATTTTTTTCTAAATGTCCAGTGCCAAACTGACTGTGTTTTTGTCCGACCTTTGACGGCGCTTGCTCTTGTGCGGCAGGTTGTCGTTCTGTAATTCCTTCAGGTCCGAAATGCTAATGGTGCTGGTCTTGTCCTCAACGGCAACGGATGGTGCTTGTGCCTGTTGCTGTTGCTGTTGCTGTTGCTGTTGCTGTTGTGGTTGCACTTGTATGGTTTTTGTTTTAAGCCCCGAGAGAATGTTGGAAATGTCGGTGGGTCCGCGCATGTCGGGGCGCTTGGAGACGGTGACCTGAGGAGGAGCCGACGTGTTGTTGCCGCGCGCTGCGTTCAAATCCGGGCGATTGGAAGGCATGGGAGGCGGCGCAGTGTTATTGCCAGAACGAAACGGCGTGCCCGCATCCGAGTTGGGGTCGCGCACGCTGGTCGGAACCGGAGGCGGCGGTGGACGCTGGTTGGGAATGTACGGGGGTGCTTGGCGCGAAGGGGCCGATTGTGTGGGAGGCGAAGGACCTTGCCCTTGAGGACCTGGACCCATCAAATCGCCCATGAAGTTGCCGAATCCGGGACGGGATTGCGACATGGAATTCACGGCCGCAGAGGTAAACTGCTGCATGAGTTCCGGGTTTTGTCGCATGATGTCGTCCATGCCGGGCATGGCGGATTTGAACATGGTGTTGGTCATGTGCAGCATGATGGCGCTGCCGCCCAGTTGGAACAGCAGCTTGAGTTCCGGCGCCATCTTGGCCTTGGACTTGTATTTGTCGTGCAGCTCCGAGAAAATTTCGTCGTAGTCGTCCACGTTCTCATTCACCTGCTCGCTCCAGCCGTCCAGCTTCAGGTCAAACGGGTCAAACTTGTTGTTCAAGTACTCAATTCCGGTGATAACCGACATCAACATTTTGCCTTGAAACTTCACGCTGTTGCGCCGTTCGCGCTCTTCCAAATGCGTCTCGTATTCGCCCTTCATTTCCGCGAGCGGCGACTCCATGGAGTATTTTTTGGTCAGCGTGATGCCCTTCTGCTCCAGATCCTCCAGCTTGCGCAGGTACTTGAACTTCTCGCGCAGCAGCTCCTCTTTGGTCATCTGCGGTGCATCAACCGGTGCATCGGGGTTGAGCGGCACATTGTTGAACTTTCCAAATCCGTCCCACGTTTTTTTGTCGTCGTCAGCAGATGCGGTTGAACTGCCCAAATTGAACCCACTGCTGCTGCTGCTGCTGCTGCTGCTGCTGCTGCTGCTGCTGCTGCTGCTGCTGCTGCTGCTGCCTAAATCAACCGGATCATCTTTGAAAGACACGCTGTGAGATGCATTTGAACCGATTCCACTAAAAAAAAGGGATTTACTGCTGCTGCTGCTGCCGCCACCACCGGATGGCACAGTTATGTCGCTTAATTCGTTCAATTCGGCTTCCAGTGCATTCAGGTCGCCAATGTCAATGTCGTTGTTGCCTTTGTTGCTTCCGCCGCCTTTCAATTTATCGTTCATAAGAAATTCAAGCCCACCGCCAAAATTGGAAGACCGGTTTCCTCCTGATCGGGTGTCGCTGGGCAGATTTGAAATGTCAATGACTTCTTCCATGGAATGAATGCAGCAATGAGGGGATTATCTATTCTTATGTTTAATTTATATCTTTTAAGTTTAAATCATACGCAATACAATAAGGGAATAATGCACATGCTTTGCCTTAACCCATTTGGCAGGGTTCAACAACGTCCCTTGCACAGCCACCACAAGCCCTGCAAAAAGCAGTCGGCCAAATCATCCTTCTTCTTGTGTTCAACGAACTGCATCGCCATCATGGGCATGTGCGCAGCATTATTGATTAATGCGCGCGTGATTTCTATGCTGCGTTTTTTCCGGTCGGCGTAATCATCCTTGCCTTCTTTGTCCCCACCACCCTCTTCGGAAAACAGCTTTAACTTATTTGTGGCCGATATGAACCGAATGTCCGGAACCCCGCGCATGATGAAGTGCTGGGTGATCATGCCCTGCAGCGTTTTCATGCGGGTGGCCAGCGTGCTCAGCTGGTTCTCAATGATGACAACGTCAATTCCGGACGCCAGATGCGGCAGCGCATCAAACCGCCGGTGCATGTTTCGCCCGATGGTGATTAAATCCACCGATGCCGCAGAAACCACTTTCGGTTTTGCGGCGACGGCAACCAGATACTCCGCCGTCAAGGCAGCCGTCACGTGCTGAAGCAGCTTCAACTTGCTCTTTTCACATTTTTCAGGAATGGAAACAGAGAGATATTCGGCAGAAAAGGCCTTCAACTCATCCAGGGGCATTTTTTTCAGGGATTTTGCAGACCCCATCGGGGTAAGCAATGGCATCTTGAATCCCGACGCATTTGCGTGCCTTGTGCAGTAATGGGTTGCCGCCGCCGCTGCTGAAGCGAATTTGGCCGCGAATTTGCACCCTGGATGCGTGCATCCAATCACAGCTGGTTTTGGGGTTTCGGACACTGCATCGCATAAATTCACGGTGTCCCAGGCCACAATATTAACTAATTGCATCATGGATTCCGGAGTTTTAATTTCTCCGGCGTCAAGTTTCAGTGGATCGCATTCAAACAAGCAGTACGCCAGATTCTTCATCCCCACATCAATGCTTAAAATTCTCACGTTCGCTTTTGCTGCTGTCATTTTAAATTTTTTGTGTATTGCCTTTTCATTTTATGCGTTCGTGTGTTTATGTTTTTTGAAATAAAATATATGAACAATTCATAACACACCCAACAACCCCCACAGCACATCAACAAAAATGCGATCAAAACCCAAAGGCGGCAAATGTTCCGCCAAGTACAAAAAGAGCATTGATTGCAGTGCCCCTCGCGGGTTCTCGCAACGTCAGTATTGCAAATACGGACGACGCAAAACAGTAAAAAAATGAATAATTAAACAATAACCAACCAAACCAACCCAAAAGCATTCCAATCAATTGGGCGCAGGATAACCCTGCATGAGCAGCTCGCTTTGGGTGATGACAGGCGCAATCATGCGCGCCTGCAGCTGCTGGCGCGAGAGGTAGTAATTCTTCAGATCACTGGTTTCGTAGCCGAAAGGCCGGCTGTTGTCAAGCACGCTGGAAAACACGTACGGCACATTGGGCTGCGGTTGAAGCGGGTTGCTTGTGTTGTACACGCAACTGCCGCATTGATTGCACGCATCAATTTGGTTGACCTGCATGATTTGCGTGGCATTGTGCGTCAAATACTGGCGGTACTGAGAATTTGACTTTATTCCAGCCTGCTCCTTAATGCGTTCATTAATCACGGCGCCAGGCTGCCAATCGGCATAATTGCGCCCGTCCGCCATGATTGGCGGGTAGTTGAAATGGATGTTGTTGGATCCAGCGTAGCACGTTCCCCAACTCATGGTGTTGATTATTGGTTAATATGTATAATAGAATGCTTGTATAATAATTATATTATTTTTTGATTGATTGTCAATAGTCAATATTCATTCATTGTTTCATTCATTGTTTCATGCATGCGTTGATTGGTGTTTGGTGTTGAATTTCTCTCACTAAACAGGTGCGCATGATGCGTTCGGTCACGAGGTACGGGTCCATATTGGCTGCGGGACGTCGGTCTTCTAAATAGCCGTGCCCCTGATTTGCAACGTGTCGGGGGATGCGGATGCTGCACCCGCGGTCGCTGATGCCCCACGTGCACTCGTGCATGGAACTGGTTTCGTGCAGGCCCGTCATGCGCTCGGCATTGTCCTTTCCATACACGTCCATGTGTTCCGCGTGCGCGGCCTGCAGCTTGTTGCATGCTGCCGTGATTGCATCCATTGCATCATTGGATTCGGATTCACCACCCCTCGTCGCAGCCGTGCTGAAGTTGGTGTGTCCGCCCGACCCGTTCCACTCACTTTTCATGGGTTTGGGGTGAAACGTGGCGCAGCATCCGTGCTCTTCGGTGATGCGCAGCAGGATGTAGCGGGCCATCCACAACTGGTCCGACACTTGCAGCGCGGGCAGCGGCCCGACCTGGAACTCCCATTGCGACGCCATGACCTCTGCATTCGTGCCGCAAATCTCAATTCCGGCACACATGCACGCCTCCAAGTGCTGGTCTACTATTTTCCGACCGAAGCAGCGGTCGCCACCCACGCCGCAATAATACGGGCCCTGACCCCCGCATCCGGGATTGGAGTGACTGATCCATTGATACGGATGACTCAAATATTGATACGGTTTCAACCGTTCAAACAGCACGTACTCCTGCTCAATGCCGAAGAGCGGTTCCTCGCTGGCACATGCGGTCTCGGTTTGAGCGCATCGGGCGCGAGCATTTGTTGCGTGCGGCGTGCCGTCCTTGTTGTAACAATCGCACAGCACGAGCCATGATTGCACCATTGCCGATATCATGCCCTTGTAAAACGGGTTCGGATAAAGTGAGACGGGACGAATGAGCACGTCGCTGTCGGTTCCGGTGGCTTGCCCTGTGGACGAGCCGTCAAACGACCACTCCCAGCGGCTACCAGGGTCGGTCAAGATGCAATCAATGTTCACGCTTCCATCTAGTTTAACGACCCGGGTTTTGCTGCGCATACCACCGTCGGCATCTATCCACACATATTCCAGAATGTGTTTGTGTTTCATTTGATTTGAGAGAAAATGAGATGTACAAATGTGTGTGCTCATTCTTTTAAATGGTTATCAATTATTACTGCAGAAGTTGCACGATGTCCTTTTTTTTCAGTTTTTGCAGATCGCCGTCATCGCCGCCCAATCCGCGTTCCTTGGCCAATTGTCGCAGCGCAGACACCGACATGTTTCCATAATTCAAATGAATTTTTGATGCAGGTGGTTTGGTCTTGTATCCGATGTTCAATTCAAATGGTTCCAATGATTGGTCCGGGTCGGGGTGGTGTTCCGACGAACCACTTTCGCTTTCCCCGTCGTCGTTGTCGTCGTCGTCATCGTCGTCGCTCTCGTTGTCTCCCAATGCAGTTTTGTTTAGAGATATTATTTTTTTTGTGGATGATTCAGGTTTATCATCATCATCAACAATGACGTGAGTGACCTCCGCATCGGGCAATGATTGGATCTGAATTTGAATGCGTTTGGTTTCGCGTCTGTGTTCGGAACCGGAACCGGAACCGGAACCGGAACCGGAACCGGATTCGTTGTCGCAATCCGATGAGGATTCAGACGTGGTGGACTCGGACTCGGAGTCGGAGTCGGAGTCGGAACTTTCTGATTCTGAATCAGAACTCACTTCAATTAGTCCGCTTTCCGTAATTGTGACTTCCTTGTGCACGAGATGTTCCTGGAACAGTTGGTTTCCGTCCTGGCGTGGGTGTGGGTGTGGGTGTGGGTGTGGGTGCTGTTGGTGCTGCTGGTGCATGATGCTGCGCGCAATAAATGATTGCATGATGCGCGCTTGTTCCATCTGCGACTGTTCAATGACCGAAATGCGCTGTTTGAAATAATAAAACACGCCGTACGAAATTACTGCGCATATCGCTAAACTCACAAACACGGTGGTTGCCACTGAAAATGATGCTCCTGAATTGTTCATTGCCATTGGGAATTGGTGTATTATAGAATAGTAATTGATTTAATATTTAATATGTCTTACAATCAAATAATAAATAAATATGGCTGAACGAACGAACCAATTAATTGCCAGGCCATCACATAGTGCTTAAAATGCGGCGCGTGGTTTCAACGATGGATGCGGGATACTGCAGATCATACAGCACCTTAATGCCGCCTTTGATGGCCGAAATTCCCGGGCGCAGCGTGTATAAGTATTTGAAATCATAATTTCCCAGATCGGCCACTTCCATGTGCAAATTCTGTATTTTATTGGTTCCAACGGATTCGTCGTTGGATTCTGATTTATTGGCGATTTTCTCTCGTTTGTCTGATTCTGAATTTGATTTTTCTTGATGAAAGAGTTTGCAAAGTTGAATGTAGTGAGTGGTGAGCATGAAGTCCACATTGTCGTGCTTTGTGAGATGCATGATGTAGCCGTAGGCGCTGGCAATGGCTTCGTAGGGATTTGTGCCCGAATACAGCTCGTCAAATATGCAGAAGTGTCTGCAAATGACGCTGGGTGGGTTGGTCGTGGTCGTCGGGGTCAGTTTGTCCAGAATCTCCTTGCACCGCCGGGACTCCGCCTGGAACAAGCTGTCGCGCCCCGACGTGTCGGGGATGTTCAGGTAACTGTGCAACTGATGGTAGGGGCAGATGCGCGTGCCTGCCTCGTAGAATCCGTGTCCCAGCTGCTGCGAAAACAGGATGTTCAGCATCGTCATTTTCAGGATGGTGGTTTTGCCGGACGCATTCGGCCCCGTGATGACCAGCCGCTTGTCCAATGACACCGTGTTCTTCACGGGACCACCGCCGTCGGATGCATTATCTGATTCATTGATTGCGGTCGCAACGTAATACCCGTTTACTATCTTAGTGTGATTGCTTTCGTGCGTTGCAGCTTCTCCTTTCTTCTTCTTCTTCTTCGCGTCCTTCTTCTTTTTGTCGTCGTTGTCGTCGTCGGCGTCTTCGGTTTTGGATTTGGAAACAAAGTCGCACGCTGACACGCGCCCCTCCCGAATCAGTGCGCCGAAGTGCACCATGTGTTCCGCAAACGCGTTGAACCCGAAACTGTACTGCATGCACGCCGCAATGCCCGCATCCGAAAACACCGCATAATACTGCTGCATCACGTAGCCGATTTGCAGGCACTTTTTCGCCGTTAGTGCCGGCGCGTCAACGCGGTCCAGTGCTGCAACCATGCGCTCCAGCTGCTCCCGGTTGCGATCCAACTCTGAGACAAAGGGTGCATACGTGTCGCCGCAAGTGAGCGCATGGTTGATGAATTCGCGCATTTTGCGAATGGTTTCATTGGCGTAGGTGCGAATGGCGGCTAGATCCTCGTGCACGAGGAACGTGTTGCGGTAAAAACGGTGACAGGAAACCACGTTCTGATACATTTGAACGACGTAGAACACGACGGACACCAGGATGTAGATGCGCTTGTCCCAGCCCACGGCGCTCATGTCAAACAGGAGTTTGCCGACGGCGTGCTGTGAGAGCATCATTTTGATGATGCCGAAATAGGCGGACATTGTGATGGTCACGCCCTGCAGCTTCAATAAAAAAAATGGCACGATGAGCATGATGACGGGCATGAGGAACGACAATAAGGGCGAGAAGAGGTTGTACATGCTGTAGCACTGCAGGAACGTGGGAGATCGGTTCAGCATGTCCAGCGGGGCGTAGTCAATGTAGTTGAATTTGTCATGGAAACTGGCATCGGTCTTGATTCGGGTCCAAATGGCCTCAATGCGATCATGATCGGAATCGGAATCGTTGGTGGTGGGATCCTGGGGGTGGTTTTTTGAAATTGCGGCAATGAAGCGCTGCGTGTCCTGCAAATGCGGCACGCTGGTGGTGAACTGCTTGGCCCACATGCCGAGGTAGCGCTTGGCAAATGCGGACTGCGGCTGAAACATGTGGGCGTACATGGGCCTGGACTCGGTTGCAGTATTATCATTCGCAGAGTTCGTGTTATTCACTGGTTTGGTGCATTCAATGAGCTCCAAATCGGCCAGCACGCTCTTGTCAATGGTACACAGCTGATCGTCGGGCAAATACTGCATGGGCAGCTTGAACGGCGTGTGCAAATGGTTTGCTTTTTCATTTGCTTTTTCATTTGCTTTTGCTTCCACTTTCACATCATCATTGGTATTGTTATCATTGTTGTCATTCATGTCATTGTTTTTAGGTTGAGCCTGCAATTGAAGTTGCGCTAAAAAGTGCTGTATCATTTGATTCACTACAACAAATGATAGAAGATAATGCATTGAATTGTACGAAATGAAAATTAAATAGGGAATTTGATGATTTTAATCATCATCATCATCATCATCATCAGGATTAAAGGCCATCAACCTATCGTATGCACTTACTTCTTTGACATCAGGCAACCATGCGCCTGATTGTTTTGCCGATTTCTGATCTTTCTGCGTTAGAGGAGGAGGCTCATAATCATCATCATTAATTTGGGCCAATCGTTTCGCAAGTTCAAATTCTCGCGCAGGCATAGTTGGAAATTCATATTGACTATGTCCGTTTATTGAATTGAAATAAATTGGGTTATTGTCTGGACCCGATTGTGTCCATCCTTCCGGAAGTTGTGGCCGTTGAACTTCCAGAGGCCTCCATTCAACAGCATTAGCAGATGATTGCGATTTTGATGGTGTTGGCGTTGGGTTAGGTTTAGGTTTATAGGTTGGTTCTTGTTTTACAAGATCGTTCATGTTTCTGTAAATGAGTCTGACAAAGTTTAACCAATTCGCCAATTTGTTATCAATTGAAATTGACATATTCCAATTCGGTCTAAATCCGTCATTTAGAAACAATATTTGTGTCATGACACCACTTTCATGCTTTATTATATCATCAAGTGAGAGATTTGAACCAACAATCACTGCCAATGAAGGTTTAACTGAGTCTCGTTGTGTTAATAACCTTTGCAATAAATCACAATTTTCATATTTCAAATTTTTAAATTGCAATGCATTGAAAGCCTCTTTAATTGGCTCTTTGGATGGGTCGCATTCAGTATAATAAAAATTAATCAATATACTGCACCATTCTTGTTTCGTTTTTCCGCCCCGCTGATTGCGATTGCGTTTGGAATGCGAGTGCTTTTTACGATAAGTCCTGCTGCTGCTGCCGCGGCTGCTGTTGCGTTTGCGCCGATGCTTGATGTTGCGTTTCACGCTTGCATGTTTGTGTTTGCTTAACGTTTTCATTCCATTCATATATATTTAACCAATACAAAATAATGAATAATGCAATGAATCAATACGATTCCAGCAGCTGGGTCATGCTCTTTTGCAGGGTGTAAAACGACAGGCCGAACATGGCGCTCGTGGCGATCAGCCCGGTCAGGTTCGCGTTTCCGTCCGCATTGAACAGCGCCGACGGCAGGTATCGGAACATGTACCGCTTGACTGCCGGCAGTTGAAACGCGAAGTACAGAATGGCCAGCATGAGCGGCGATTGAACTTCCTCGTAAAACGTCTCTAAAGTGTCGGTGCGGTTGGATCCGCGCGTGTTTTGGTGCATCACGCGTTCCAGTGTGGAACTCGTTTCGTGGTCCTGAATGTAGTCCACGTGCCGCTGTGGTTGTGGCACATACGTGGGCTGCACCTGCGCATCCTGCATCATGCCAGTTGTGTCGCGCGGAATGTCGCGTGACGGAAGAGCGGTCATGCCCGTCATGCTGGCTCGCTGCACCCCGCTCACCAATTCGTTCATGAGCTTTTGATTGGGTTGCTGGTTTGGATTGAGTGGTGGGCCTTGCTGTTGCGGTTGCTGTTGCTGTTGCGGTTGTTGCAAAGGCGCTAAATCGGGGACATTGGGTGAATAGGACATGGCACCCGGTTCCGTTTTTTGGATCACGATGTTGTGATTCTGGGTGTTGGCATTTTGGCCGGATGCGGTGGGCAAATCATCAATGCTGGTGGTGTCGCTCATCTGGTGTGATTATTATAATTGATTGCTTTGTGTGTTGCGTGTTGCACTTTATCTATTACACAGATTCATGTTTTTGCAGTATAACGCAATCTTCACGCAGCTTCCTAAATCATTTGATATGGTTCACATTCGCATATCATTTCATTATTTATTGTCAAAGTCATAAATAATAAAATTTAATAAAAAAGTACTCCCTACCTGTAATGAAGTGTGAGCAATTTAATATGTTAGTGTGGTGGATGTCATGCATGTTTACCTTTATATTTCCTTCCCTTAGCTTTTTATCAGCATTTTATCCTTTCCTTAATATGCAGTTGTGCATGCGCTTATGATTTATGATTATGATTGTGTGGGTGAGTGATATGTGTGAGTGTTAGTTAGTGTTAAAGTGAAGCGGTGTTCACCTCACTGCAAGCCCCTCTCTCGCCTGCAGACGTCCCGTTCATTGTGATTGGGGCCTGTCATGATCAGTGAACAACCAACCACCGGGTCCATACCCACTCTCTTTTGCGTCATTGAGCCAGACGACGACAATGCATTGTCTTGTGCGTTTCTTTAAAACGCACAAAGTGTAATAATACCGGTGACCCGTTTCGATCGGATGTCCTCGGAGTTATGAGCCTACAAAGTGAAACGGCGCGCTGCCCCTGCGCCACGCCGGTAAACCGTGTTTAGAGTCTGCCGGAGAAGACTAGTAGCTTCTGTAAAGCTGCCGAAGTGTAATAATACCGGTGACCCGTTTCGATCAGGTGTCCTCGGAGTTATGAGCCCCGCGCGCTTGCCGCTGCGCCACACCGGTAACATGGTTGGTTACTGCGTTTTACGTCCAGCTTGACGTCAGGGAACTGCGTCCAAGGCACGTCTCGTGCCGAGCCATTGTGTCCCCGAACCCCTCCCAATTGATAATGGAGGGGGGTTTGAGGGCACAAGGCACTGCGTTTCGGGGCGCTTGTTGCCCCCTTTGCCGCTTCTGTAAAGCTGCCGAAGTGTAATAATACCGGTGACCCGTTTCGATCAGGTGTCCTCAAGGTTATGAGCCTTGCGCGCTTCCTCTGCGCCACACCGGGTAACAATGTTGGTTACTGCGTTTTACGTCCAGCTTGACGTCAGGGAACTGCGTTGCCCCCTTTGCCGCTTCTGTAAAGCGACCGAAGTGTAATAATACCGGCGATCCGTTTCGATCGGATGTCCTCGGAGTTATGAGCCCCGCGCGCTGCCGCTGCGCCACACCGGTAACAATGTTGGTTACTGCGTTTTACGTCCAGCTTGACGGGTAGCTTCTGTAAAGCTGCCGAAGTGTAATAATACCGGTGACCCGTTTCGATCAGGTGTCCTCGGAGTTATGAGCCCCGCGCGCTGCCCCTGCGCCACACCGGTAACAATGTTGGTTGCTGCGTTTTACGTCCAGCTTGACGTCAGTGAACTGCGTCCAAGGCACGTCTCGTGCCGAGCCATTGTGTCCCCGAACCCCTCCCAATTGAGTATGGAGGGGGTTTGAGGGCACAAGGCACTGCGTTTCGGGGCACTTGTTGCCCCCTTAAAGCGACCGAAGTGTTTCCAGGTTTGTGTCCCTAATTCCCCCAACCAGTTTCGATCTGGTGACCTCCAGCTTATAAGGCGATAACCATCAGTCTTTCGGACCCTTGCAGGTCTAATGGAGTGACCGACGATGTTTGATGGCGCTCTGCCACTGAGCTATAGGGGATTGGTGGGACACTTACCTGTTTTTTTTTGGTTTTTTTCGCAGTTTCATGCCGGGATTCGAACTTGGGATCTTCGGGTTTCGGAATCAGGCTTCCAACCACTAGACCACGCTGCTCGTTGCGAACTGCTTGAAACAACATTCGACGAATCAATATACTAACATGTCAAACATTCATACATTCTGGATGACCCCCTTGCGCCTAGAGCACAACATCCACCCGCGAATCATCGCACTTCGTGCTACCAATCTTATAATTAAAACATTTGCCGTCGTATTTAAATGTGAATTTCTTGGTTTCCGCCATGTCGGGCGCCTTGAACACCATGCAATTGCGCCCGTGACACGTCTTCCTAAATAAACTGGAAAGACCCAGACCCATTATTATTCCGAAGATCACCCGACTGGTGGAAGAATGAATGAAGTCATGTATGTGCATTATTTTAATGCTAAATGTTTAAGTTGTTTTATAACTATATTTTATTTTTTGAAAAATGCAATTAAATGGACTCATCGCGAATATCGGGGGGATGCATTTATGTTTGCATAGGGATGGTTTTCAGCGCGTCGTCGTTGGCGGGGCAGATCTTGTCCTCCTGTTCAAACCGGAAGCAGTTGTGCGCCTTGTCCCGGAAGTTGAAATGGGATTCGTTGTCCTGCGTGGGATAAACGACAACTATGCGCTGCTGAGGGAGAGAAATATAGATGTAAAACACGCCAATCGCGAAACTAATGATGAATGCCGGCCATGAAATGTTATCCAATATGGACATTTTTGACACACACACACACAATGGATTGTTGATTTATTTGATGCTGATGCATTAATCATATATTATATTTTTCACTTGGATTTCTCTCTGGGTTGTTTCCCGTGTTTGGTGGTGGGCACGCCGTTCTCCACTATGAACTCTATGAGCGCGTCCTTGCTGGTGTCAGGGTCATCCAGGTTCGCCACTTCACACGCGTTGCCCGTAATTCGCTCCTGGTCCTTGGTCCAGTTCCAAATGTACGCAACCAGCTGGTCTTTGCGCTTGCGCGCCAGCCGTTCGCGCAGTTGCCGGTTCCGCGCCTCCACCGTGATGCTGGGCACGTCAATCTCAAACTCCAGCTGTTCCAGCGTGTGCGGTTTCTGCACCAGCCGAAACATGTCGTCCCCTAAACTGGGATCTCGTTCCACGGCAGCGTAAACGTATTTGGAGCGCATGATGCCCTCGTTCAGCGGCACAATGCGTTCGGTGTAAATCTCCACCGCATCTCGGACAAAGGATTCCTTGTTGGAATTTGCACCCTGATGCAGGGCGTCCTTAAATGACTGAACCGCAGCATAAAAATCGGCGGTCAACACATCCGCTTCTTCGCGGCGTTCCGCATTCCGCACCACGTCTAAATACTTTTGCCGAAACCCACCGTAGAGTTCCAGCGCTTGGTCCAACGCCGCGCGATCCGTTTCAAACTTGCGCAGCGCTTCCTCCTCCGTGGTGTAATTGAACAGCAAATCCAGTTTGGTCTTGATGATGTGGTCCTTCAACACGTCGGCATTGTGCAGCGACGCATTCGCCAACTCCTCCAAACTCATGAATTTCCCTTTCACGATCTCAATGCGGAGGGTGCAGGGTTGCGACCGGTTGCCGCACTGCGCGCGCAGCACGCCGTCCTCATTTGTAAAGTGCGTTCCACCGTTTTGGCCGCACGCCACGCATTTGCGGTTGCGCTTAAGTTGCATGATTTTGGCCCGTTTCTGGGGCATGGTCAGGTCGGACTGTTTAATCGCGTTCTTATGTTCCTCGTATTTGTTATCATACTTCTGCTTGTAACCATAATACTCATTTAACGCATCCACATAGTCGGCCTTGCTCACATTGGTGATCGGACCATTTGCTGGTTGTGCGGCTGGTTGTGCGGCTGGTTTTGTTGTTGCCTTGGTTGCCTTGATTGCCTTGATTGCCTTGGTTGCCTTGGTTGCCTTGGTTGCCTTGATTGATTCCATCTGGTTGATGTTTATGGACGGGTATTATATATGTTTCACATTATTTATATCAACCGCATTTGTCCACATTAATTTAATAAAAAATGTTGATTACAATCATAATAGAATTGTAAAACAAAATCAGAATCAAAATCAAAAATGGCAAAAAAAGGTGGCATTAATAACATTGCAACCAATGGTGGCATTTTGGGGTCGGGCGTATTCGGACATTTTGGTTCAATTGTCAAGTGCGACGCTCAAGATGATTCCATGTTTTGCACGTTGAGCAAAATGGTAAGCATCATCATGATGTTGATGTTTTTAGCATTTGTCGTGTATTTAATATACTGGTTTTACAATTCATTCGTGTCCAAGACAGCCATTAGACGCAAATCGTAGAAACGAAAAGAAACATCATAAAAATATTTTACGATTTTTAATCAGTTCCACTTCAGGAACCTCCCATTTAGGAAGCCCGGTTATGAAATTTCCGCGCGATGCCGCATGATTCGCGGCATTCACCATTCGCAATTTAGAGAGAATGTACTCCTGCTGTTTTCGCCGAATCACAACCTGCTGTTCGGGAGTCGGTTTGCTGCGACGTTTGTAATACAGCAATGCACCCAAAATTAGGGCAAACAATCCAAGCATGCAGGCATTGAACACGGCGTTGTGATACTCTTCGCGCAACCGGTTGCACTCTTTCAACACTCCTCCAAAAAAGTATTTGACACCGGGTTCAATGAGAGTTGGAGCATTGCTGGAATTGTTGCAATTGCTGTAATGATGCATTGGGTTGTTGGGTTGTTATTGTTATTGTTATTGCTATTGTTATATTATGCCATTAATAATTCAAATTAATTTATACACAATGTTTATACTGTGTGTGAAACGTCTAAATACTAATATAAAATAAATAAAATAAACTAAACCAACACAAACACAACACATACACAACACAAACACAACACAAACACAAACATGGTTGTGGCTGATTCATCGTCTGCACCCCCCACCACGGCGTCATCCAACTCTGGCTCAATGAGTGCGAGCATATATGGAATCATTTGCGCAGTGTATTTGTGGGTTAATTATAATTACAATAACAAACCGACCGACAATGATGCGGCTGCGGCTTCCGCCTCTAAAACCAAATCAATGGTGATTGCATTCATTTTTCTAATTATCATTTTATTCACTCAATACTTCATAACATTGTTTTCATTGAAGCAACTGTGCATCGCTCCCAATTATGGTCTGGCGGCATGGTCATCATTCACCGCATGGTTTGTTCTGTTTGTGCCCATGTTTTGGTGCTTGGAATACCTCTACACGTGGCTGCAGCCGTTTGGAAACACGTTCGGATACCTGATTATCAAACTGGACGGGTTGGTGTCGTTCATGAACGGCATATTAAAATCCGGCGCTCAAGACAACGTTCAAAAATATTTAGACTACATGAAGGAGGATCCGTGGGCGTTGTTTAGCATGTTGACCACATCCGAAACTGCTCCACCATCGGTCAATGCTGCAAAAAAATTTGACGATCTGCAAGAGAACGGCTATTTAAACCCAGGTTTGACCGATGATGAAAAAACCACGTTTGTGAATTATGTGCGCATAAAGGAAACCGTTGCCAAATTCATATTTTACATGCTCACTCTGAATTTGATGGCAGACATCACTTCCATCATTGCGCTGGAAAACTCGCCATGCACCATAGACCTTGATGAATCATCCGACGACACCACGCCTCCGCCAACTAAACCAACCAACGCACCCGTTTTCAAAACGTCGGAATAAGCAACGCGTCGGAATAAGCAACGCGTCGGAATAAGCAACGCGAACGCGTCTATTCCCCTACCAACCGAATAACGGAGTGGATGCGCACAGCACCAGCAAATACGAGAGAATTGCGATCACGATGGCAACCAGCCATGCAGGAACTACCGTTTTTCGCTTGAATCCAATGCCGAACTGGCGCAAACTGCCGTCCTCGTTGTACATGAACCGGGGCTTATACCACTGGATGACCGCAAAGGCCGCTAAAAACACCAGGATGGAAAAGGACGTGATGTGCCGTTTAATGAAGAACTGGTTGAACTGCAGAGACATCGTGATTGAATTATTGATACAATATTACAATATTATATAAATATTTATGCAACACAAATGCTATTCAGTCGGTTCTTCATCATAAACATATGGAATGATGGCACTACTACTGCCCATTTTCCACACGAGTTTGTTGTCGTCTATGCTTAATTCGTATCCTCCACTGGAAACATGTCCCAAAAGGGGTAAATCAAACTTGGGGGTTTTAAATGCATCTAGTAAATTCATTGTAGTTCCGTCACGCGTGTGAATTGGCACATCAACATCAACTGATTTTGTAGGGTCAAGGGTGTTGCGCAAATGATTATACACATACGTAATTCCAGAAATAGTGTCTTCATTATGGTTTATATACCAGCCATGCTTAGTGGGATCATTCTTTGTTGGAAGACCTTTCCGCACCCACTCATCATAACACTGATCAGTGCACTTTCTAATGCACATGTCCAATGTGCCTCATTTACGTTTCCGTTGGTTTCGCCGAGTTCGGCGTTGTTTCCGTTTTAACCTTGGTTTTTTCACATTTCCATGTCTGCGGGTTGAAAACATGTCATATAATCTCTCATTTTATTTTTTTTTTATTTTGTCAAATGTTAATGTTTTAAATTAGACAATGGGTGCCACGCATCATGATCCGCGTCCTTGTACTGAAAATGCGGATCGGACCACACGTTTGTGGAAGAGGAATCAACGGACAAAACTTCGTTGCAATGCAGGCGGGCAAACTGGCGCAACGTGTCAAATGCCACCCCATCCGGGGTGCGAATGATGCGATTGGTTTCCGCGTCAAATGTGGCACTCCATTCATGGCTTGCGTGGTCTACCAAAATGTGGTGTCGTAACTGCATGCCATCTTTCAAGTATTTGAGCTGATTCTGTTTGCCGATGCTGCGCGGGGTTTTGAACGCGCTGTTGCCACTTGATATACTCTCCGTGTCATCGTCGTCAAAACCATCAACGCAATGATTGGTCTCTGCCGCTGCATCTGTCACTGCATCTGTCGCTGTCTCTGGAGGTGATGTTGATGTCGCTGTCTCTGGAGGTGATGTTGATGTCGCTGTCTCTGGAGGTGATGTTGATGTCGCTCCAAGTGTTTCTGCTGTCGCTGGTTGTTGTTGCAGCTGTTGCACTGCAACCGCCTCTTTGACGTAGAGGGTGCCATAGTACCAAATGCAATCGTTGCTGTCAAACACGGTGGATGGTTTGGGCGCAAAAAACCAGTTTTGTGGCACAAAGTAATTTAAACAATGTTGCGTTTTTTTAAGAAGGGTGGGTTTAAGTTTGTGCACACCTTTTGAATTTGAGTTTGAATGTTTAAAAAATGATGGCATTGCAAGTAGTAGTGGTTAGTTGATTTTAATATTTCTGATGGTATTAATTGTGATGTATGGTGCATTCTTTATGTGTTTATTTGGGTTATAATTTTATGATGTTTAGATTCATGATTCATGCTCTACTGAAAGCAAATTCAATTTTGGTCATATTAGTTGCATCCAAAATTAGTTTAAAATTAACATTATTAATGTTATGAATAAGCATACATCCACTATAATTTGCACGCGAAATTCTCTCTGGTTATAAAAATCTTAAACCCAATTCATGACACCAACAACAACAGCAACCATCACTCCGTTTGAATTGATGTATCACAAGAACAAACATCCGCAGCTGTTTGAAACTTTAGAGAATGCAAAAACCGGGCTGCACAATTTGCAAAACTACGTTCCGATGTATTGCCGATTTTTTGCATTGTCCGAATCAAATCACAACGCCATCAATTTGAATCACCGGCGCCATGTCACGTCGGTTGCCGCTGGCGTGAATAAAAACACGGTCATAGCCACCATCACGTCGTCGGCTGAAGATGATTCGCAGATTCCGGCATTCATAAAATATTCGCCTCTGCTGGACCCCATCAAATATTTGTCTGGAAAGTATGACATGACGGCAAACGATTTGCTTGTGCTTCCCAAGCATGACGATGCAATTGCAACAAAATCGGTTCATCAAAACAAAATGCACGACATCAACAATTCGTCCTATGTGGATTCATTTTTCACTTATTTGACCAGCCGTGTTTTGCACGAGCACGGGTTTGTGCACGGACTTGATTTCTATGGTTCGCATTTGGCCAATCAGGATGAATTCACGGTTAACATTTATGATGAATTGGAATATTTTAGCACCTGCGATTTTTTTTTAAAAAATAGGAACGAGCTGTTTCGGTTGGATGAAACCCCGTTTGATTGTTTTGAGTCAGCGTCAAACAAAATCAAATGTGGCGCAAAGAAGTCCAATGTGCGCATTGGCGAAGACTTGAATTTGGAAGTGCTGGATTTGGATTTGGTTTCGGATGCATTGGACGCATTGTTTGTTGCGAATGATGCGAATGATGCGAATGATGCGACCGTTGCGAATGATGCGAACGTTGGTCCTGAATTGGAAGAATTGGCGGTGGCGGTGGCAGAAGACCCATCATCATCCGGCCAATCCATCCGAAAAACCAGCCAATGCAGCCAATCCAGCCAATCCAGCGATTCATGTTCGTCGCGTTCATCCGATGACGACAGCGACACGATGACGTCTGCCCGTGTTGCGGAGGCTTCCGGCACGGATTCCGGCTCAGGCACGGATTCCGGCACAGATTCAGACTCAGGCACAGATTCAGACTCAGACACGGCAGGCGGCGATTCTGAATGCGACGATGAAGTGCACAATGCCCACATTTTCAATTTTCCGGTGCACGCCATCATCATGGAAAAATGCGACAACACGCTGGACAGTCTGATGTGCAGCAAGAACGAGCTCACCGAACCCGAGTGGGCCGCCGCCCTGATGCAGGTCATAATGACACTCATTGCGTACCAGCACATGTTTGCATTCACGCACAACGACCTGCACACGAACAACATCATGTTTGTGAAAACCGACAAGAAGTTCTTGCACTATTTGCACAAGGGGGTGTATTACCGGGTTCCCACGCACGGGCGCATCATGAAAATCATTGATTTCGGTCGCGCCGTTTACAAATACCGCGGGCAAACGATGTGCAGCGACAGTTTTGACCGGGGCGGGGATGCCGCAACGCAGTACAACTGCGAACCCTACCTGAACCCCAAAAAACCGCGTCTGGACCCCAATCCCAGTTTTGACCTGTGCCGCCTGGCGTGCTCGCTGTTTGACTATTTTGTGGAGGACATTCGCGACGAGGCGGAATGCGCCGCCACCCTCAAAGAAAGCCGAGTGGCCAGCGTGGTTGTGGAGTGGCTGAAGGACGACAAAGGGCGCAACGTGCTGTACAAGAAGAACGGCGACGAGCGGTATCCCGAATTCAAACTGTACAAAATGATCGCGCGCACCGTGCACGGCGCCGTCCCGCACGAGCAACTTAAGCTACCCATGTTTGCGCACTTCGCCATACCGCGCAAACAAATCAACGGCAAACCGCACATCATGAACATTGACGCGCTGCCGTCATACACGCAAGCGCAAACGCAATCCAAATGACCCGCTTTCCCCCGTTTTAAATTTAAAATATTAGGAATTTAAATATAATCACATATGCAAGCATACATATAATTATAATTACAATGATAACGATTCACATCAACGGCGGCCTGGGAAATCAGTTGTTCCAGGTGTTTGCCACGCTGGCTGCAGCCATGCGCAATGACGACACGTGCTATTTCCTGCACACGCCAACTGACGCCACTGGACGACGGTCCACGTATTGGAGCACGCTGCTCCATGGATTGCGACCAATGACGGTGCTTCCCACGAACGCCAACGTGCAGCGATTTCTGCAACTGCCCACGCACCAGGAGCAGGGATTTCGCTACAATAAGATACCTGGCAAAACGGCCATGAACTCAACCCCGCTAAAACTGGTCGGCTACTTTCAAAGCGACAAGTATTTTGCCGATGCGCGGGATCAAATCTATGCCAAAATCCAGTTGAAAGAACAACAGGACGGCATTAAAACCATGTTTGAGGACAGCTCGTGGTTTTCGGGCGGGGCAACCACCATTTCCATGCACTTTCGCATCGGCGATTATGCGCACATTCAGGACAAGCACCCCGTTTTGCCGCTGGAGTATTGCCGACGGGCGTTGCAGTACATCATGGATAATGTGCCATCGTCCGACCTGTATAAACCACATGATGATGCGATCACGAGTTTCAAATTCAACGTGCTGATTTTCAATCAGGCCTGTGACAATGCCATTGTTTTGGATCACCTGCGCGAACTCAAGGCCGACCCCGCATTTGCGAACCGATTCCGATTCCACAAAGTGCCCGACATGTTTGAAGACTGGAAGCAGCTGCTGCTGATGAGCGTGTGCGACCACAATGTCATTGCAAACAGCACGTTCAGCTGGTGGGGCGCGTACTTCAACCAGAATCCTGGAAAAATTGTGTGCTATCCGAGCACGTGGTTCGGACCCGCGTTGAAGCACGACACGCGCGACCTCTTTCCTGCGGATTGGGTCAAAATAAATTTAAATTAATTGCACATTAAATTACCTTTTTTTGAATTTTCATATATTCAAAAAAATTGAAAACAACTGAATAACATTATCACCCATCATTGCATTCTTGCATACAGACCCAAATGAGCTCACAAGCATTTAAAACAGACATTCACGGTATTCCGGCATCGTACGCCCTGTGTCAAATGCCCGGAGAACCCGATGGCACGTACGCGGTCGTCAAAGTGCTTGACATCCATGATTCAACCCCGATCCCCACGACAAGACCCCCGACGACAAGGTCCGACACGCCGCTGCATCTGTGTGACCGGTCCAAGCTGATCACGCAGCACCGAAATGGGGATCCAGCTGCACCCCATCGCACGATTGACCCGGCATTGTACACCCAATCCGAAATTGACTGGTACGACTCCGGCATTCTGCCGCCACCGCTCTACATGTGCTTCATCATTGCGCGCAAGTGCTACCTGTGCGGCGACATGCAGGCCTCGGACGACGACATCCACGGGGAATTCACCGAACATTTCAAAGAAGGGTATCGGTTCTGCACCGCATGCGTGCCCTATTTTCGCAAAGCCCTGTATAAAACGCTGGCCCCCATTTGGCGATTCCGTCTGGAATATGAAAAGACCAGGAACGACCCGAACCCAAACCCGAACACAACCAGCAGTTTTCATCTTCCGATATGGGTGCATCGGACGCGCCGCGACGAATCCGGCAAATCGGACCGCACGAATTCCGGGCGCCCGTTCAGATACACGCGGTGGTTCATCAGTTCGTGGATTCCACGCAAATCAATCAACCGGAATGATCCGGAAAACCATTTTGAAGAAGACATGATTTGTGTGGAAGAATGGGAAAGCGAGAGCAGAGCGGAACCACCAATGAGCAAATTGGTGTCGGTCATGGACGTGTTCTTTGCAAATCATGGCTCACTGGACAACCCAAATTATGATCCGAATGAGGACGACCCGCTGAATCAGGTACGACACATGACGCTGGACGAAAAACGGGACATCATGCAGCGGGCCGTTGTGCGCATTCAAGCAACAACCGCAAGCGAGGTGTAATGGCCCTTGTTCATGTTGAATATATACCACGTGTTTGCCCATGTCACGTTATCAGCGGGAGATCCAATGTACAGTTGATCCCATCCGATGCCGTTTGTGTTTACCACATAAATGTTTATTTTATATAATTGTGCTGCCGCCGAAATCTCAATTTCGGTTCCATACGTGTGTTGTTTTTTCATCTCATGTTCATAATCACGCATGTAAAGGATTCGGTCACTCACAATGACGCCTCCGTTAATTGCTTCCCTAAACGTTTGCTGCGTGGATTGGATAAAAAAGTTGTTCAAATTGCGCATCACGTAATTTACAATTTTTTGCCGTAAATCAAACGCAATTTTACGCAAATCCGAATGGGATTGGGGTAGTTTATGCGCTCTTATAAGTGTTTCGGCTAGACTGAGAAAAAGACAATCGCCCGCTCCCCCGTTGTCCATCACGTCAAACTGTATGGATCGTGTTTGATCCTGCAATTGTATCAACGTTGAAAACGAATCGCCTCGTCTTTCTTTGCGCGTCATTGGATTTCGCACATCATCGTCACGAAGACACGCATCAATTGCCTTGTCAATGTCATTGTTGTATTTTTTCAACGCGTGTATTGCCTTGTTTTTGTCGAAGCCCATTTCAAGCAGTCGTTCCAAATCGGCCCGTGCAGAGACGCCGCGAGGTGCTTCCATTTTAAATCCTTGAACCCCGTGAACCCCGTGATCCCCTTGAACCCTTTGAAAATCTACTGGAATAGACATGACGCTTCTTGGCCCTAGATGCGCGATGGACTCGTCCGAAAAAACGGATCCGGGCATGAAAAGAGGAACCAGCGGTTCAATGACGGGTTCGGGTCTGAGTACGGGTCTGAGTCCGGGTTCGGGTCTGAGTACGGGTCTGAGTCCGGGTTCGGGTCTGATTCCGGTTTCGGGTTCGGGTCTGAGTCCGGTTTCGGGTCTGAGTTTAATTCCGGGTCCGGGTTTGGGTCTGAGTCCGGTTTCGGGTTCGGGTCTGAGTCCGGTTTCGGGTCTGAGTCCGGTTTCGGGTCTGGGTTCGGGTCTGGGTCTGATTCCGGTTTCGGGTCTGAGTCCGGTTTCGGGTCTGAGTCCGGGTTCGGGTCTGAGTACGGGTCTGAGTCCGGGTTCGGGTCTGAGTCCGGGTTCGGGTCTGAGTACGGGTATGAGTCCGGGTTCGGGTCTGATTCCGGTTTCGGGTCTGGGTCCGGGTTCGGGATTACGAATGGCTGATTTACGGGCAAGTTTAAGAGTGCCATCATGGCGACGAGCATCATGCCGACACCTTATGTTTTGGGCATTTGCTTTGGAAATCAAATGAGGGTATTGCTTACTCAACAATGAATCCCGACGCATGAATAATTTGCAAAACATGGCATGCGATAACATTGTGCCTTTTTTTCGCGTGTTGAACAATTTGGCAAGCACATTGGTGTCCTCGTGTCTAACGAACCACGCGATTGGATCGCCATTTTTATCCCTTTTCAATTGCACATCTAGTCCCTTTGTCGTTTTCTTCCACGTTTTTCCCATTTTCACATATTCGCGGTTATTGTCCGCCGCAATGAACGGCTTGAACAAACCCGACCCACCCGTTTTGCGTTGGCTGCGATTATGCGCGGGTTGTGTTGGCATGCATGTGTTATAAAATGACAAAACATTTTATTTGGGCAGTTGCACGAGATTGCGAATGCCGTCCTCAAATTTGACGCGAATGCGCCACCCAAGCGCCTTAAGTTTGGAATTGCTGATGTAGTATCTCTTATCATTGAACGGGCGGTCTTCCACGAATTCAATCCAGGTTTTGCAAAGATCCTCCTCGCCTTTGCCCTCGCCTTCTTTCATCAAGCGGATGAGCATGCGAGCAATGTCCATGATGCTGTGTTCCATGCCCTCATCGCACCCGATGTTGTAAATTTCCCCCACGGCTCCGCGTTCCAGAATGGTCATGAACGCTGAAGCCGCATCGCTCACGTGGAGGAACGCGCGCAGGCAGGACCCGTCGCCCTGTATCGTGACCGGCTTATTTTCGCGCAGTTGCTGCATGAATCGGGGAATGACCTTTTCAGGATACTGCCATGGACCGTACACATTGTTTCCGCGGGTAATAATGATCGGCATTCGGAAACTGTGGTAATACGACTGCGCAATTAATTCGGCTGCCGCTTTGGTGGCAGCGTACGGGTTGGTCGGGCACAGAATGGACTGCTCATCATGGCATTTGACACTTGTCAGCATGGATTCACCATACACCTCGTCCGTTGAAACGTGGATGATTTTTTTTAACCGGGGGCAATTCAGTCTCGCAGATTCCAACAAATGGTGCGTTCCAAGCACGTTGTCCGTCGTGTATTCCAGCGCATCCGTGAACGACGTCTGCACGTGGGACTGTGCTGCAAAATGCACTATGTGCGTCACGTCAAACACGCCGAACATGCTGTCAATTTCGTCTTTGTGTCGCAGGTTGCACTTCACAAACACGTAGCGCGAATCACCGCGGATGTGTTCGGCCACGTGGTTCACATTCGCGCAATAATACAGCGCATCCGCATTCACTATGCGAACGTGTTTGTATTGTGACCACAACGTGTTGATGAAATGCGAGCCAATGAATCCAGCCCCCCCGGTCACCAGAATCGTCGTTGTTTCGGCATCTTCTATTTCTGAAATTGCATTGTCCGTGATTGCATTGTCCGTGATTGCATTGTCCGTGATTGCATTGTCCGTGATTGCATTGTCCGTGATTGCATTGTCCGTGATTGCATTGTCCGTATTGCACGAAGGAATGTACGCTTTCATCAGGGTTTCCACTGCATCCCGAATTGGTCTCACACCCGGAAACAGGCGCTGCAATTCGTGCGTGTCCAGCCAGTTATTGGAGCGCTTGGATACCAGCACGGCATCTTGTTCCTCCAGTGAAAAATTGTGCCATTCAAATGCAGGATCCACGTGCTGTTTGTAGAGGGTCAAAATCTCGTTGTGGCTGATGACGCCGGGATTGGTGAAGTTCAGTGTGCCGACATGGCGCAGGCGCATGAGATCTAACGCCATGGGCAGCAGCTCGGGTAAAACAGACATGGAGTTCGGAATGGAGCACACCTTTGCGTAGTGCGTGATTTTTGTTATGAAGTTGCGCGGGTGGTCCTTGCCCACAATCGGCATGCGAATGCGCAGGTTCAGAATGGCATCGTAACCTTTCCCTTGTCTCCCTTGTCTCCCTTGTCTCCCTTGTCTCCCTTGTCTCCCTTGTCTCCCTTGTCTCCCTTGTTGTCCGTGGCGCCACGCCATGAACCGGTCGGTAAACCCTTTGACGATGGAATAGCTGGACCCGAAAAAATTGGGCGCGTCCGTCTCTTTGAATGCATAAGCACAATCGCTGCACGCATCTGCGTCGTTGAAAATGCACCCGGTTCCCAAATACGTGTAATGGATGCTGCGATCCGAGCACAGCTGCGCAAGAATGATGGGCGCCATTAAATTGTCGCGCACATTTTCCACAAGTTTTCCGGGCTGCTCCAAATAATCAATGGTTGCGAAATTCTCTCCGTGCGTGCGTCCAAGAAAGGATATTATGTGCGTGGGCGAAAATGCATCTATTTCATCTTCTAATTGGGAAATGTGATCCAACTCAACGCGGGTCGCCGCAACCCGATAATCCAATGATTCCAATGATGCGGATGCATTCAACACCGACACGAACTGTCGGCCGATCCAGCCATTCCCTCCAAATACTAATACTCGCATTGATGTGTGATTCGTAATAATGCAATTAGGCATTATGTCATTATATTTATTTAGTGTAATATATTATATTTATTAATGCATAAGGATGCCGATACAATACGTGGTGATGATAATATCGGGCATTGTGATGGGAATTGCAATTATGGCCCGGTGTTATCTAATATGCTGTTTCAATCCGGACAAATGATAATAGCAAATAAACAGAATAAACGCAATTTTATAATACATGCATTATATAATACACAATACACGCAAGGACCCAATTGTTTACTAAATTTCTCTCTACATGGTCCGTTCAAAACTGAATCCAGACCTCAATTATCGGGAGTACAAGCAGTTGGAGCGGGATGACGCCGACTATGATGCGGCCATGTATGAAATTGAGCTTTTAGGCAAAGAGGTGCGCATTGCAATCGGTCGTGGCAAAACTGACAAGAAGGACATCATCTATTATCCCGTGTATTTAATCAACGCGGATGACAGAGTGGTGAAGCAGATCGGGGTCTTTGAAATCCGGGCCGATCAGGCCAGCGAGATGTTGGACGATGAGGACGACCTGGACATTGACAAACTGCCGCACCCGCTAATTTACTCGTTCGTCACGGCCGGCATGTTGGAGGCTGACAGTCGCGGCAAGAAGGCGCCCGTTGCCGTTGCTGCATTGGAAAAAGAAGGCGAAGAAGAAGGCGTCAAGGAGCAAGACCCAGTGCTGGAAGAAGTGGAAGAAGTGCTGGAAGAAGTGCAAGAGCCAGCACAGTTGGACCAAGAAGACGACGACAAAGAAGACAAGGCACTACGGTCCAAGATGAAGGCGCAGGCGCTTGCGCTGCCGGCGCAAACCAAAGACACCGCCCAGGCCGAGCACGCCGAATACAAGAAGTTGCCCGATGAGCCGTGGATACAAACACACATGCAAAACAACAATTTTGGAATAACGGACAATGAAGCCGGAGGCGACTGCTTGTTTGCGGTGATTCGCGACGCATACCGCACTCGCGGCAAATACGTGGAAGTGCCCGAACTCCGTCGCAAGCTGGCGGCGGAAGCCACCGAAGAAGTGTTTGACGGATACAAGGAAAACTACACCATGCTGGCGAACTCCATTTCCACCACGGTGGCGGAGATGCGCGGGCTGGAGGAGGCCAATGCGAAGCTGAAGCAGCGGCTGGTGCGCACCACAGATGCCAAAGAGCAGCAGGCCATCATCATTGAATCCCGCCACAATGCAACCCGGCACAAGCGCCTGAAATCCGAAGTGACACTCAGCAAAGAACTGTTGCAGGATTTTCACTTCATGAAGAATGTGAACACGCTGGAAGATTTCCGGGAGACACTGAAATCGTGCGCATTTTGGGCCGACACGTGGGCCATTTCCACCCTGGAGCGCGTGCTGCGCATCAAACTCATCATTCTCTCGTCCGAGCGGTTCCGTTCGGGAGAAATGGGTGGCGTGCTGCAGTGCGGCCAGCTGAACGACCGTGTCCTGCAAGACCAGGGGTCGTTTGAGCCCGACTTCTACATCATGGCGGATCACATGGGCATGCACTACGCGCTCATCACGTACAAGGGTGAAGCGCTTCTGACATTCCGAGAGATTCCGTATGACATTAAAATCATGGTGGTGGAAAAATGCATGGAGCGCAATGCAGGGCCGTATTACCTGATTCCGCAGTTTCGCACATTTCGCGAGGATCTGGGCCTAAAGGACGCGGAAGAACACGACCTCATGCACAACAAGGTGCCATCCGTCCATGCCGTGCCATCATCGGCGCATGCGCCTCTGTACGACGACGCCACCGTGTTCCAGTTTTACAGCAAGAGCATGGACAAGCCGCTGCCGGGCACGGGGTCCGGGGAAACGATTGAGCGCGCCGACATTCCCAAATACGCCGCGCTCGCGAAAGAGTCGCCGCACTGGCGCAAGATGCTGTCCAACTTTTGGGAGCCGCCCGGCGACGACAAAAACAAGCCGCTGTTCACACTGGACGGGCACAAGTGGCGCACCGTGGAGCACTATTTATTGGGCAGCCGGTTCCGCAAAGAGAATCCCAAACACTACCTGCAATTCTCTCTGGATTCGGATTCGGACATGTCAAAGAGTCCCACACTGGCAAAGAGCGCGGCCAAGGACGACAAATACAAGGACATCAACCCGGACGCGGATTTTAATTTGAGAGAGGAAAAGGAGCGGGAGGATGCACAATACGCAAAATACAGCCAAAATTCCTATTTGACTGACATGCTTTTGAACACGCGCAATGCCAAGCTGGTGCACTTTAGGCGCGGAAAACCGCCCGTCGTGTGCAACGAGCTGATGCGCGTCCGGCACCGGCTGCAATTGGAACAAGCGAAGCGCAAAAAACAATGATTCACACAAAATAAAATAAATTTCAATTATATAAATTACGAATAAATGAGTGGTCGTCTTCCACTTACTTTGGAAGAAATGAACGCTGCACGCCAAGCCCTAAATGCGGCACCTTGGAATGTGTCTCCTAGCGCCCGGACAGCACAACAAAACCGAGCAGCACGAACCCTTGTGCCAACGGGATACACTTATGAATTGCCCCAATCCCGGGAAACCCTATGCAATTTGTGTCACATAGATGGCACCAATCAACTAAGTAACTTATTTGTTGGACATGATCACCCGAATTCTGAGCACAGGCATTTGTTGTGCATTGAACATTACCGTGCTAATAAAGCGACACAAATTCCGGAACATACTCGCGACTTGTGTCCCCAATGCAGAGCACCCATGGGGGAATGGTTACCACTCCATCAAAAAGTTGTTCATACTTCAGCAGATGGAACAGAGGCTGTAAGACAGCAAGGCACAGCCCCAGCACCAGCACATGGTGGGAAAAAACGCAGACGCACTGGACGTCATTGCAAGCGCGCCCGTGCCACGCGACGATGTCATTCATCCAAAAAACACAAACAATGCAAAAAATCCAAAAACCAATTGTAAAAAATATTGTATAAACACTCATAAAATATAATGAAAAAATCAAATATAATGAAAATACAATATGTCATTATATTAATTACTCCATCATGTTCATTGATTTTGAATCGCACAATGCCCGGACCCTGCACAAGGTGTTTCACGGGCTGTATTCGGATATGCAGCGCGCATACGCCGCATGTGATTCCCAGCGGCTGGAACCCACGGTTCAGCGGGTGGATTCGTGGAGGAAGTTGCCGATGACCGCCGACATGCGAAAGCAGATGGAAACTTCCGGGGCAGCGTCCATGAACCACTTCCCCCCGGAGATCCAGCGCCACGTGCTGAACGAACCCAGCACGGCCATCACGTACCGATTTTTGACCACCAATCCCAATGCAACCAGTCCCAGTCGCAGCGTGGTCCTGCATTTTGTCGTGTTCAACACTCCCAATCCTGATTTGAAAAAAATGCTTGAGCATGCAACGCGCGTGTGTGCGCTCATGCACCTGGTGTCAGCGCACGCCTCCCGCAGCACGTGCTCGGCCACGCTGAACATCTTCATTTACATGACCGAATTCAAGAAGCTGTTTCCAGCTGCGCGGGGTGAAGCGCTGGATGCCGAACACGCCAACACCGGCATGTCGTATCACTGCGCAAAGGACAACGACATCGTGGTGTACCGCGAAGAGGAGTGGTTCAAGGTGCTCATTCACGAGGCGTTCCACGCATTCGGGCTCTCCTTCATTGAATCCGACATGCCCCGTGGCGTGGATGCCGCAATGCAGCGCGTTCTGCAGCGCACGTATGCCATTTCGCACCCGGTGCGCGTGTATGAAACGTATTGCGAAATATGGGCCCGCGTGCTGAACGTGTGTTTTGCGTGCTTTTCACCGCCGTCCAATGCATCCAAATTGGTTGACGGCGACGGCAGTTCGCCCATTTTAAACGTCCACCTCAACGCCTTCATAGAGTGCGTGCTGGACGGTCTGTATCGGGATGCGCAATTTGCGCTGCAACAGTGTGCCAAAATCATGCGCTACATGGACATTCCGTGGTCCGTCATGCGCAATCCGACCAAGGACAACCGGGCCATCGTGGCCCAAAAATACCGCGAAAACACCAACGTGTTTGCGTATTACGTGATGACATGCGCGCTGCAGAACTCCCCGGATGTGTTCCTGGTGTGGTGCTACAAAAACAACCCGACCACCGCGGTAAAACCCCGGGCCAACCTCCTGCAGTTTCGCACCATTCCGGCCAATTTCAACGGGTTCATGGAAATGCTGCATCATTGCAATTTAAAGCCAATCATGCTGACTCAGCCACATGCACATGGCAACAATCAGGACCTGCTTCACGTGGACGTGTTGGGTTCAACTATGCGCATGACGAGTAAATGATTTGGTGAAAAATTGATTTGATTTTTGCACCAACATTGGAATCACACAAACAATTGCAAATTCATTGCACCACACCACAATGGGCATTAAACATTTGAACCAGTTTGTCCGGCAGGAATGCCCGGACGCAATCCGACACATCACATTTGCCGATCTCGCCGGCAAGATAGTTGTTGTGGATGCCAGCATCTACATGTATCGGTTCCTCGCCGACCAAGCGCTGCTGGAAAACATGTACACCATGGTGTCACTGCTTCAAATGCACGGGATCGTGCCCGTGTTCGTGTTTGACGGGAAACCACCCGACGAAAAGCGCACCCTTTTGAATAAGCGCAAGTATTTGAAACGGGCGGCAGAAATTAAATACAACAATGCGAAAGTGCAACTGGAATTGAGCTGCTGCCGAGACGCAGACGCGACGCATTCATTGAATGCGTTGCGGCGCCGATTCATTCGCCTGCGGGATGCAGATTTTGACCGCGTGAAACTGCTGCTGCAGGCGCTCGGAGTGAATTACATCGTGGCTCCCGGCGAGGCAGACGCTCTGTGCGCGCAAATGGTGTTGAAACGCAAAGCGCACGCGTGCATGTCCGATGACACCGACATGTTTGTGTACGGATGTCCGCGCGTTTTGCGGCATTTGAATTTGATGGATGAAACCGTCACCATGTACGACATGTCCAAAATTTTGAATATGCTGGGCATAACAATGACCGAATTTCGCCAAATTTGCGTGGTTTCGGGCACCGATTACGCTGCAATGCACCTCCACTTGAAACTCACTCTGAAACTGTTCAAACAATACAAAAAATGCATCCAAGAAGCGGATGAAACGGGCAGCATTGTGGCCACCGACTTTTACACTTGGCTGCATCACAACTGCAGCTCAATCTATCCGCGCTTGAAGTTTGATTACAATGCAGTCACGGCGATCAATGACATGTTTGACATGAGCCACACAAAAGTTTTGCCAATCGCGAATGTTAAACCCAATCCCATTGATCACGAACTGCTTCACGCAGTCATGGCCCATGAAAATTTCATATTTGTTTAAAATGAAGAAACAACCAAATGACCAATTGCAAAATGCAAAAAGCATTTGAATTTGACCACGAGTTCATGCATAAAATAAAAGCGGCGATGTTTTTATTTTATTGTTTATGCGTTTTTAGTGCATTTTGTTTTATTATCTTATTGTTTTTTTTAGTGCATTTTGTTTTATTATCTTATTGTTTTTTTAGTGCATTTTGTTTTATTAGCTTATTGGTTTTTTAGTGCATTTTGTTTTATTAGCTTATTGGTTTTAAGCAGTGCCGGCAACAATGGCAGCAGCGGCGGCTGACTTGGCGGCAGTGGCAAAGTGGGGGGACATGTAGCGCTGCAGGTTGAAGTAAGTGAGCTCCTCACCCTTCTTCAGCTTGAGCAGGGACTTCAACTTGGTGTCGGGGTTGATGCGACGACCGTTCTCCTTGTCCTGCAGGTTGTTGTTGCGGATGTAGGCGTTGATCTCACGAGTGACCTCGGTCCTGGCCATCTCGGAACCGTCGGTCTTGCCGAGAAACTCGGACAGCTCCTTGGAAATGAGGGTGGGCTTCACAAAGCCGGAGGGCGCGCGGTTGCCGACCTTGCGACGCTTCTTAGCACTGGCCTTCTGGGCGATGCGAATCTCCTTGACGGCATGGCGCTCAAGGGCGCGGAGCTCGGAACGGAGGGTGGCGGCAAAAGCAACCACCTGCTGCAATTTGGAAGAAATGGAAGCAAACTGGGCAGCAATGATGGACTCGGTGGAGGGAGCAATCCCCTCGGCGGAAGCATCAACCACAGCAGCGGCATCACTGGAAGAGGGAACGGGTGCGGCAACGGGAGTTGCCGGAGCTGCAGCCTTGGACTCAGCCTTGGACTCAGCCTTGGGCTCCTTGGGAGCCTTCACCACCTTAACCGGAGCGGAAGCAGTGGTCGCCGCGGGAACGGGAGAAGCAGAAGCAGAAGCAGTGGTCGCCGAAGCGGAGGTCTTTGTCGTCTTAGCCATTGTGTTGTTTGTTTATACCCTCTATAGAGATGTCTTTTTAAGCCTTTTTACGAATTAAGTGTTTATGCACATTTGCATTTCAAACTTCAATCCATTTTACATGCCAAATTCTGCAAACATTGTCGCCTAAAGATGTTGAATATATTGAATCCATCGCGAATTGTGCGAATTCATGTGAAATGCACGACCGATTCGTACAGCCATGGCATGGCAGCCTGCGCGCTCTGGCTGACTAAAGTGAGGGCAGACAGCACATAGTATGCACCCAGCCCCCGGCTGTCGCGTGTGTTTCCAGATGTCACAAATGCATTTATTAGTTGCACCCCTTCATGTTTGATGGCGTCATGCGGCATGTATCTCAAATCAATGTGGCGAAAGGGGTCGCCGTTTGGCGGGCAAATTTCTTGTTTCAATTGCGGTATGATCTGCGCCCGATAGTTCCAAATGTCGGCCAACTCGCGCATGAATCGCATGACTGCCACTGCGGTCAGCTCGCTAAACCACGCCGAATCGGCGTAATGCCCGTGTGAATTGATTTGTTGAAATGCGAGAAACAACAGCTGCTCATCCTGCTGCTGCGGGGACAAGACCGGTTCAGGTTCTGCCTCAATGGTGCAGTTCACCCCAAGGATGCGGGTCAAACAAATCTTTCGGTGCATTTGGCGGCGCAGCGTGTGCGGAAACGGCATTCGGTTGTACGGATTTGAAGGATTCGGCTGTCCATTCTTCATTTCAGTTTCATAATACGTGTTGAGCGACATGATGTCAAACCCGTACACCACGCCGGATTCATCCTTGAAACTAATGAATTGATTGCGCGGAATGTCGCGCACGTGCTCCATGCTGTAAAAATCGGTGTCATTCACGCAGATCGCACGATCATGATATGCCGGTCCGCTTATGCGCGCATGCATTTTGCAGAAACTTCTACGAACCACATGTTGAATCCTCGTTATGAAATGGGACTGAATCAAATGCGAGTGGATCCGACCCTTTATTTCTTGCTTGGTGCCGCCGCATTTGATGCCGTGGTGCTTGCATATCTCCTTAAGTTCTTGCACCTTGTGGTGGTCGCATTGCTTGAATGCATCATGGTCTGCAAATGCGGGGATCTGAACAACCGGATGTTCTTTCCTTTTGCAAACCCGTTTTTTTTCGCATTTTATTTTTATTTTAATTGGTTCTATGTTTTCAATTTTCAAATTGTCAAGAATTTCATCGTAATCACAATTGTCCACATGATTGTATATCACGATATCATCGCCATAATGGATGATGTCATTTGCATTTGCATTTGTGTCATTTGTGATGATGTTGTAAATTAAGTCATGGTGCGGGTGTGGTTGCTGCTGCTGCTGCTGCATGTGATCTGCTGTCCCACCTGATAATGAATGCGTGTTTTTATTATACTACGTATATTTTTTTATATCTTTTCACATATGATTGAACATTGCATTAAGAAACAACATGCGCGCACAACCAACAATGCAATTTGCAAAACAACTTAAACTTTTTTTATTGTTACAATACATAACCCAATCCCGCCTAAAATGAAGCTCGTTCCATGTTTACTTCTTCTGTGCACGCTGTCCATGACAGCTGGCATTCCGGTTAATGCTCAAAATGAAAATCATCATCACTATGCGCATCACAATGTCATTGCTTACAGTGCCAATAGTTCCAGTGCCAATGGTTCCAGTGCCAATGGTTCCAGTGCCAATGGTTCCAGTGCCAGTGTCAACGCCAATGTAACTCACAATGAAGGGCGCAATTTATTGGTGTCAATGTTTCTTGTGCCCAAGCCTGCTCCCAAAATCTCAATTAAGGTTGCTGCGCCTGCACCTAAACCTGCTCCCAAGCCTGCGCCTGCTCCCAAAATCTCAATTAAGGTTGCTGCGCCTGCACCTAAACCTGCTCCCAAGCCTGCGCCTGCTCCCAAAATCTCAATTAAGGTTGCTGCGCCTGCACCTAAACCTGCTCCCAAGCCTGCGCCTGCTCCCAAAATCGCAATGAAGGTTGCTGCGCCGGTTGCGGTTAAAGTCGCGGTTTCTGCTGCCCCTGCCCCTTCCTTCAAAATATCATCTGTGTTAAGCGATTGGCTCAAAACCCCGGCTGGCACGTCAGCTGCCACGTTTTGCACCTCACTCGGCATCCAAAAGAATGCCGACGTGTACAGCGGATGTTTAGAAGACATCCGCGTCACCAAAAGCGAGGCCATTGCTAAAGAAAGCGCCGTCACTGCAATGGAGTTTGCGTCCAAAGACAGTGTTGCATCCCCCAGCACCCGGTTCTGCGTGGCATCCGGCGACCCCCACTGCACCAATTACGACGGCGATTTCTTTCACATCCAGGAGCCCGGAATTTACACCATCGCCACGTCGCGTGACGGAGTGTTTGAAGTGCAGGAAAAGATGCGCAAGAACGGCGCCGACAAGGTTGGCGTGCCGTCCTGCATGACGGGCGCGTTGGTGCATTACAAGCAGATCTCAATTGAGGTGGATGTAGCCAATTTCAAGAAGATTCGGGTAAACCGCGTTGAACTGGATTTGAAACAGGATGAAACCGTCAAATTTGGAGGCGTCACTGTTCGCTACGGAAAACAAAATGTGGAATGGCGCGGCGTCAAAGATGCGACCATGGGACTGAAGATGTCCACACCCGAGGGGTTTGGAGTGCTCATCATGGGCGGATACTGCGGTGTCCTGGAAACCAGTGTGCCTAAAAATTACTATGGTAGAATGGGCGGCATCTGCGGCAATGCCGACGGCGCCAAAAATGCGGCCGACTACTTTTCTCCCAGTGGCGAACTCATGAATGTGGACCGCGGCGCAAAGCAGTGGGAAATGACGGGCTACAACGGCCCCACATCCCCCCTATCCAAATGGCAACTGGCGTGGAAGGCAATCGGGTCGGGATGCTACTTTGCGACAGGGTGCGAGGCGCCTGGTGTGGTTCCCAAGGTTGTTGCAGTCAAGGTTGCTGATAAGCCTGTCGCTGCACCCGTTGCAGTCAAGGTTGCTGATAAGCCTGTCGCTGCACCCGTTGCAGTCAAGGTTGCTGATAAGCCTGTCGCTGCACCCGTTGCAGTCAAGGTTGCTGATAAGCCTGTCGCTGCCAAAATCGTTGTTTCTCCAACTGCATCTTTCAAGTCATCTCAATCTCATTCATCTCATTCATCTCATTCATCTCATTCATCTCATTCATCTCATTCATCTCATTCATCTCATTCATCTCATTCATCTCATTCATCTCATTCATCTCATTCATCTCATTCATCTCATTCATCTCATTCA